CCGGGAGGAAGACCTCATCGAAAGGGAGGCGAAGGAGGGGAAGGAGGGGAGGATGGCGGACCATGCGTAAGTGCTTGATTAACCTTAGGTACTCCCGGCGAGGTTGCGTCAGGGGTATATTCGGACCATGTTTTCTCCCCAGTTTGTACCAAAAAAGTTACCCTCTGAGGTTTCATGGCGACTCACAGCCGGTCGGATAATTCGAAGGTTGCCGTCCAGCGGTCCCGCCTACTGAAGGCCCAGGCATCCTTGAAGGAATTGGAATTGGCCGTTAAAAACGGCGAGTTGGTCCCTGTTTCCGGCGTCATTGGCGTGTGGGAGGGCCGGATCGGGGCCTGCCGAGCCCGCTTGTTGGGTTTGCCGACCAGGATTTCCCCGCAGATTGTTGGATGTTCCAACATTTCGGAGGTAAAGGCCCTGCTTGAGCGCAATATCCACGAGTGCCTTGACGAACTTTCGGTTGGAGCAAGCGTTTACGTCGATACAGCGGATGTGGAAGGCTCCTCCACGCCTGAATCTGGCGGAATGGGCAGACGCAAAAAGAAAACTAAGCCCAGAAAGTAGTGCCGAGCCGGGGCAGTGGTATACCAGCCGCGCGGAGTACCAGCGCGGGATCCTGAACGCGTTTACGGACCCCGCCATTGAAGAAGTTGTCGTCATATCCTCCGCGCAAGTCGGCAAAACCGAAATCCTGAACAACGTCGTTGGGTATTACATCGAGCAGGACCCCGGCCCGATGCTCATCATCCAGCCGACGGTCGATATGGGGAAGGTCTGGAGCCGTGACCGTCTGGCTCCCATGCTCCGGGATACGCCATCGCTGCAAGGGTTAGTGAAGGACCCGAAATCGAGGGACTCGGGGAACACGATCCAGGAGAAGGAGTTCCCCGGGGGGAGAATCGCCATCGGCGGCGCAAACTCGCCGGCGGGGCTGGCTTCCCGCCCGGTGCGTATCGTCCTGATGGACGAGATTGACCGCTTCCCTCCGTCTGCGGGGTCGGAGGGAGACCCGGTTCGCTTAGCCATCAAGCGGGCGCAGACGTTCTGGAACCGCAAGATCGGCAAGTTTTCCACTCCCACGGTCAAGGGGGCGTCTCGGGTGGAGGCCGAGTGGGAGGAGTCGGACCAGCGGCGGTTTCACGTTCCCTGCCCATACTGTGGGGGGCATCAGGTCCTGCGGTGGGGGCAGATAAAGTTTACGAAGGACGATAAGGGCCGCCCGGTCGACGTGCATTACGAGTGCGAGCACTGTCGCGCGAAACTGTACGAGGCCGACAAGCTCCGGATGGTCCGCAACGGGCAGTGGATCGCCGATCGTCCCGAGGTGACGACGAAGGCCGGGTTTCATTTAAACGAGTTGTACTCCCCCTGGTCGGCGTGGCAGAAGGTCGTCGAGGATTTCCTTGAGGCGAAGAAGCGGCCCGAGACGCTTAAAGTCTGGGTCAATACCTCTCTCGGGGAGACGTGGGAGGAGGAGGGCCTGACCGTCGACGACGGCTCGCTCCTGTCCCGCCGGGAGGAGTACACGGCGCCGGTCCCTCTGGGGGTTGCCGTCCTCACCGCCGGGGTCGACGTACAGGACGATCGGCTGCTCGTCACGGTTAAGGGATGGGGCCGCGGCGAGGAATCGTGGCTCATCGACTGGATCACGATTCCCGGGCGGCCGGAGACGGACCCGAAGGTCTGGGCGGATCTGGACGCCGTGCTCTCCCGGGTGTGGGCGCACGAGTTGGGGACCACGCTGCGGATCGCCGCCGTCTGCATCGACTCCGGCGGTCACGCGACGAAACAGGCGTATGACTTCGTGCGGACCCGGGGGCATCGGCGGATCTTCGCCATCAAGGGCGTCGGCGGCGCCGGTGCTCCGGTCATCAAGTTGTCGACCCGGAAGAATACCGGGAAGGTCGTCCTCGCACTGGTCGGCTCGGACACCTGCAAGGGCCTGATCTACTCCCGGCTGCAGGTCGAGGAGTACGGCCCGGGGTACATGCACTTCCCGCGGCGTCCCGAGGTCGACGAGGAATATTTTAAGCAACTCACCGCCGAGAAGCAGGTCACGAAATTTACCCGCGGTTTCCCGTCGAAGGTATGGATCAAGACTCGGGCGAGGAACGAGGCGCTGGATTGCGATGTTTATTCTCTGGCGGCCCTGGCGACCTTGAACGCGAACCTCGATCAACTGGCGCAGCGTCTCGAGGCGCAGGCGGAGATGATCCGGAAGACGGATAAGCCGTCACCCGACGACGGGCCTACGACTCCTACGCCTACTCCACGCGGCAGGATGCCCCGCAAAGGGTGGTCGGCAACGAAATGGTAGACAAATAAAAGGAGGCAGGAACCGATGGCTCTTAAGTTATCCGTAGCCGTACGTGACGCACAGAACGATGCGATCGAGACGACCGTCTCCACCGCGCCGAAACTTCGACTCCTGAGTGGCGCGGTGGAGGCCAACTGCGCCGCAACGGAGACCGGGACGCTACTGTGTGAGATCACCCTCCCCTCCGACTGGCTCGGGGCGTCATCCGGCGGTGTGAAGTCGAAGGGCGGCACGTGGTCCGGCACCGGCGCGGCGGGAGCGGGAGCGGGAACCAATGTAGGCCATTTCCGGATCGTGGATACCGCCGGGACGACCGTCCACCTCCAGGGCACCGTGACGGTGACGGCTGGCGGCGGAGACCTTACAATGGATAATATAAATGTCGCGCAAGATCAAGCGGTTACGGTTAACACGTTTGGGTTGACGGCAGGCAATGCTTAATCAATGCCTCGCCTGATAGTCGACGGCGATACCCTCCGCATCCTTTCCGCCGACGGTGTGGCACTTCTGGGGGCGTGCAAGCGGTGCGGGGCGTGTTGCCGGTTGACAGAATGCGACCGTCTGGGCGTCGAGAACATGAACGACAAGCCCCGGTGGTACTGCAAGGTGTATTTCGACCGGCCCGCACGGTGCGCCTTGTGGCCGCAACCGCAAGATCCGCGGCCCGACGGGTGCGGTCTGTACTACGGGGGGGAACGATAGCATGGGCGGGAGCGCTTTCACCCCAAAGCAACGCAACTGGCGGGTTTTCGCGGATGCCGCCGGGCCATCTGTCGGGGATGCCCTCGCCAGCGAGAACGTCAAGCCGACGCTTGCGGATAACACAAGTATTCTCCGATTCCGCGTCTCCATCGCGGAGACGGGCGGCAAGGCATCTAACAACGCGGTCACGATCCTCGAGTATTCAATCAATCAGGCAGATTGGTTCTCTCTGGGCGCGGCGGCGCATTGGGATCACGCGGACGGGGCGGACGTGGATGGGGAAGTCATATCCTACCGACTTCTGTCCGATTCGGATGGAAAGGGGAGATACTGCGAATCAGCCGCGTCGACCGTGTCTTACCCCGCATCGACCGTTACCGAAAACGACATGGCGATCGTCCCTACCGGGAACGTGTCGGCGGAGACGACCTACTATTTCCGTACGCTGATCGCCGGGACCGCGGTCCCGCTCGACACCGCGGAGACGTATCCGCAGGTCTTCACGACAACGGCATCGCTGCCGGAACGCACGGCGAATCTCTCCGTCTCCCTCGCCGGGGCGGTCTGTGCGGCGGCGGCGACGCTGGCGGCCACGGCGGCCCTTGCGGCCCAACTGTCGGGCGCGACGGTCGGATCCGGGGCGACGTCTCCGATAGCAGCGGACCTCGGGAAGACGCTCAGCGGGACAACGCTGGCCTCCACCGCTACGGCGGAGAGCGGGCTGGACGAGAGGTTCGCCGCTCTCGGCATCACGCTTGACGGGACGGCGGTATCCTCCGGGGCAACTGCTCCGACTGCGGGAGCGGCATCCGTTCAACTCGACGGGGCTTCCCTCGAGGCAGAAGGCTCGGGAGCAGTTGTAGTCGACCTTGCCGCCGGGATGGAGGGGGCGGCCCTTTCCTCCGGGGCGACCGTCCCTGTTGTGGCCGATTCAGGGGTGGCGCTAGCAGGAGCCTCCGTCCAATCGGGTGTCTCTGTTCCGGTGGGGGCGGATGCGGCGGTACAACTTGCAGGCGCTACGCTATCCGCCACGGCATCAGGGATTGATTCAAGGACCGCCGATCTGTCCGTGCAACTTGCGAGCGCCGGCGTATCTTCCGGCGCCACGGTTCCGGTCGTGGCGGATGTTTCGGTATCTCTCACCGGCGCCACGCTCCAGGCGACCGCCTCCACGGACGATAGTCGTACCGCGGAACTCTCCGTGGTCCTTGAAGGGGCAACGGTCGCCGCAGCGGGTACGGTTCCGGTTGTGGCGGACCTGTCGGGGCAACTCGCCGGAGCAACGGTGGCGTCTACGGCGATCGGCTGGCGGGGGACGCATCGGCGAACGAGATTCCTGTTCGTGCCGCCGGTCATTCCGTACGAATTCATCCTCTCGAGGAAAACGCAATTCCCCGGATCACGTACTTTCAGGAGGAAGGCCCATTGATAACTCCGGACACGCTGCAAATAGGGGATACGTGGGCGTGGACCGCCACAGTCGTCGACTATCCCGCCACGGAGTGGACGCTTAAATTCGCCTTCCGCGGATTCGGCTTGACCGTGATCGACATCGAGGCAACCGCAGACGGCGACGACTACGATGTGGCTGTCGCTGGCAGTGTGACCGCCACATACCTCAAGGGCACCTATCAGTGGGCCGCCGTGGTCGAGAAGGGTACGGCGCCGAATATTGAGCGGTACACCGTCGGAAGCGGGATCGTAACTCTCCTCCCCTATCTCGGCGCTGCGGACACGTACACGGACAACCGCTCCCACGCCCGAAAGATGCTCGATGCGATCGAGACCGCGCTGGAGAGCGCTGCTCCGAAGGCCGCCATCGTCGCGCTGACGATCAATGGGAAGTCCGTCCAGTACAAGCGGGATGATCTGCTGAAGATGCGGGCGCAGTACCGGCGCGAGGTGGCGAAGGAGAAGGGCGAGAGATCCATCGTTGGAATCCAATTTGGGAGCGCGTGATGGGATTTCTTGAACGCCTGCTGTTCGTTCTTCAGGGATCGCCGAGAAGATCCGGTCGCCGCGCCTACGCCGCCGCGAAGATGGGGCGCCTGACCGCCGATTGGATCTCCGGCGCGACATCCATCGACCAGGACATCCGGTCCGGACTCGTGAAGGTCCGATCCCGTGCGCGGGATTTGAGCCAGAACAACGAGTACGTGCGGGCGTATCTGCGGGCGGTTAAGAAGAACGTCGTCGGTAGCGAGGGATTCGCGCTCCAGGTCAAGGCGATGGATTACAAGAACGGGGAGCCCGAGCCGGACCATCTTGCGAATACGATCCTCGAGAACGCCTTCTACGATTGGGGAAAGCCCGCGACCGCCACCGTCGCGGGGAACATCTCCTTCCGGAAGGCGCAGGAAATCATCGTCGAGACGGTGGCCCGGGACGGGGAGATGTTCATCCGGCTGGTCCGGGGTGCGAACATCAACCGGTACTCCTTCTCGCTCCAACTCATCGAGCCGGATTGGATCGACGAGAAGTACAGCACGGAACTCCCGAACGGGAACATCGTACGGATGGGCGTCGAGACCGACTCATGGCGGCGTCCCGTGGCGTATCACGTGAGCCAGCGCCCCAAGGGCATAGATGTGTACGGGTACATCGTCCCGTCCGGCCCGCGGACCGCGGTCCCGGCCTCCGACATGATCCACGTGTTCGATCCGGAGCGTGCGGACCAGACCCGGGGGATCTCCTGGATGGCCCCGGCGATGCTGTCGCTCCACGACCTCAAAGGGTACGTGGAAGGCGCGATCATCAACGCCCGGGCGGGAGCGAATAAACTCGGCTTCTTCCGCACTCCCGGAGGGGACGATGCCTACAAAGGCGATGCGATAGACGCCTCCGGGAATATGACCGTCACCTGCGAACCCGGGACGTTCGAGGACATCGGGGATAAGGAGTTCCAGGGATTCGATCCGAAGTATCCGGAGGCGCAGTTTGATCCCTTCGTGAAATCGATCCTGCGTGGGATCTCCTCGGGACTGGGCGTTTCCTTCTCCTCGCTGTCGAACGATCTGACGGATGTCAATTTCTCGTCGATCCGAGCGGGACTTCTGGAGGAGCGGGAGACCTGGAAGAGTCTCCAGTCGTGGTTCATCGAAATGTTCCTCGACCGGGTATACGCCGAGTGGCTGTACATGGCGCTCATGTCCGGCGCGGTCATCCTGCCCTTCTCGAAGTACAACAAGTTCAACGTCCCCGCATGGACCGGGCGGCGATGGTCCTGGGTGAAACCACTCGAGGAAGTGAAGGCATACCAGGAGGCGGTGAAGTCCGGCTTCAAGAGCTCGACGCAGGTCATCAGCGAGAACGGCGGAGACATCGAGGAGTTGTATCAGGAGCTTAAGGCGGAGAAGGAACTCGCAGCGAAGTATGGCCTGGAATTCGAATACGGAGGGAAGAGCGATGGAGATCAGGGAGTTACTGACGAAGCTGAAGAAGGAGCCGATGAGGAGAACGTTCCAACTCGACCGGGCGACGGTAAAGGCAACGGAAAGGACCGTCGATCTCGCCTTCTCGTCTGAGCTTCCGTACGTCCGCTGGTGGGGGATCGAGATCCTTGACCACTCCCCTGGCGCGATGCGGATGGACAGGGCAAAAGACGGGATCGCCGTCCTGTTCAATCATGGGCGCAGCGAACATCTCGGGATCCTGACGGACTGCCGGTGCGACGATGACAAGGTCGGACGCGGGACCGCGCGGTTCGGCCAGGGGCCGCTAGCCGCGGAGAAACTGCGCGATGTAGAGGACGGCATTCTGAAAGACGTTTCCGTGGGATACGAGATCCACTTCATGAAGGAGATGGATCCGAAGAAGATGACACCTGACCTGATGGAGATGGCGGCTCGGGAGAAACTGCCGGTCTATCGGATCACGGATTGGGAGCCCTATGAATGTTCGTTCGTCACGGTACCTGCGGACCCGACGGTTGGCGTCGGACGGACCGCAGAACCCGGCGGAGGGCAGGAGGGCAGCGAGGTCAAGCCACCCGGCATCCCGCCGGGCGAAAACAAGCAGTCAAGCGAGGCCCCTTCGGGGGCCTCAATAGTTTCCGGACAAAAAAAGGAGGAACGGGAAATGCCCGACACCAAGACGCTTGAAGAAGTCGAGTTGGAAATGAAGGCGGACCGCGTGAAGGCGGCCGATGACGCGACCCAGAAGGAGCGGGCGCGCATGAAGGAGATCCGCGAGCTGGCCTCCCGCCACGGCCTGCCGGTCCGCATCGTGGACATGGCGGAGCAGAAGGGGACGACCATCGAGGAGTTCCGCGGCATCGTCCTTAACCGCATCAACGACGGAACCAACTCCAAGCCCCTGTACACGCCGTTGGGGGAGATCGGCCTCACGCACAACGAGGCGCAGCGGTACAGCATCCTCCGGGCGATCCGGGCCGCGACGACCAAGGACTGGCGGGATGCGCCCTTCGAGAAGGAGTGCTCGGACCAGGTCGCAAAGCAGGTGGGATCGGAGTCCCGGTCCTTCTACCTGCCGTACGACATCATGACGGCGCCGCGCAACCGGCGCGACATGAACATCACCACCGACACCGCCGGCGGGTTCCTCGTCGGGACGCAGCACATGGCGGGATCGTTCATCGAGTTGCTTCGGGCGAAGCTCGTAGCCGCTGCCGCCGGCGTGCAGATCATGTCCGGCCTCGTCGGCAACGTCGCCATCCCGAAGGAGACCGCGGACCCGACCGGGTACTGGATCGAGACGGAAGGCAACCCTCCGACGGAGAGCCAGGGGACCGTCGGTCAGGTGACGCTCTCGCTTAAGAACGTCGCCGCCTGGGTGGACATCACCCGGAACCTCATGAAGCAGTCGGCGCCGGCGGCCGACAACATCGTGCTGAACAGTCTCGTCAAGGTCCTCGCCCGGATGATCGACCTCGCCGTGTTCCACGGCACCGGGGCGAACGGGCAGCCGACCGGCATCGCGACGGCCGCCGGCGGCGCGTTCACCGGCGCGACCTTCTCGTGGATCCTCGCCATCTCCGCGCTCACCGACGTAATGAACGCGAACGCAGAGAAGCCCGGGATGAACTGGGTTTGCAACCCGACCTCGTGGGGGATCCTGAAGACCCGCGAGAAGGGGACCGCGGGGTACCCCGTGTACCTGTGCGGCGACGATGATCGCATGGCCGGATTCCCGGTCCTCACCTCGACGCAGATCACCGCGCAGTACCTGTTCTTCGGTGACTTCCTGCAGGCGATCATCGGCGAGTGGGGCGTCCTTGACATCAACGTCGACGACAAGTCGCTCTCGACCTCCGGCGGGATCCGCATCGTCGGGTATCAGAGCGTTGACGTGGGTGTCCGGCAGGCCGGCGCGTTCACCCTCGCCACCGACCTGTCGTAATCGGGCCGTGGCATTCGATACCAGGACAGGCGGGGGGCTTTCCCCCCGCCTGGCTCCACAGGAGGGTCCGACGATGAAAATCGAAATCATTCAGAGGTGCCGGGTGCGCGGCGTGGATTGCATACCCGGGACCATCGTGGAGACGGACAAGGCCACCGCGTATGACCGGATCGGGGCGAAGAAGGCGAAGAAGTACGTTGCGCCTCCCCCTCCGGAGGTCGAAGTGGCCGACGGCGCAGAGGCCGCCGCCACGGAAGAGGAACCGAAGAGGAAGAAGAAAAAGAAGGAGGACGGATAAGATGCGTAAACGCCTGATCGTACTCGCATCAATGCTCATCATCATCGTCGGGGCCGCGATCGCTATCGGCGCGGACCTGTACAACAATACCCTCGCGGTCCGGGCTATCTCGCCGGTCACGGTGTCGAACAACGACAACACGGACAGCCAGATCATCGACGGGCGCGGGTATTCGTCCGTACTGTACGTCATCAACGTGGCGACCGTGGCCGACACCGACGCGACGTTCACCCCGGTTCTGTTCCACGGGGATAACAGCGTCTTGTCAGATGCGGAGGAGGTTGCCGACGCCCAACTGCACGGAACCGAGGCCGCCGCGACGTTCAGCATCGCGGACAACAACGCTGTGTACATGCTCGAATACGCCGGGACGAAGAGGTACACCCGGCTGAGGATCGCCCCGGCAAACAACACGGGAGCGGCAACCTTCTCCGCGATCGCGATCAAGGGATACCCGCAGTACAAGCCGGTCGTTCGATAGGGGCCGCGAGGGATGGACTTTCCCCACGCCGACTTTCTGGATGACGACTTCCTCGGGATGGACGCCACCTTCACGCCTGCGGAGGGGCAGGCCGCCGCGATTCGGGTCTGCTTCTCCCTCGGCGTGGAGGACGTGAACCTCGGCGGGGACATCGTTCCCCAGGGGTCCATCGGGCAAGCGGGATGCAGGACCTCCGATATTTCCGGGGTGAAGAACGGCGACACGCTCACGGTGGACAGCGTGGCATACCGCGTGCTCAAGGTCCAGCCCGATGAGACTGGCTGGACCACTCTTTATCTCGGAAAGGAGTACTGACGGATGAGCGTCCGATCCTCCATCCTCGCCAATATTGAAACCGCCCTCGGTAGCATCACCGGTGTCGGGGATGTCTTCGTCGGGAAGTACGAGCAGGCGGACCTAGAGCAGTTGACGCTTCCGGCTCTGTTCGTCCTGCAGGGGTCGGACCAGGAGTCTCCGGACGAGGAGTTCGGCGTCGAGGTGTTCGAGTGGGATATCCTCGTGGAGACCTGGTGCAAGGACACGGATGCAGAGACAGTTTTTGCCGCTATCCATACGGTGATGGCGGCCGACCACACCTTGGGCGGGAACGCCATCCAGAACCGGCGCACGGGCTCGATGGTCCTTTCCCTCGACCCCGGGAGGGGGATCATCGCCATGCAGCAGATGTTCAAGATCACCTATTCGCACCCGAACGGGCAGCCATGACGGGACAAACCACGGGAGGGAAGAGTATGGGCGGGATGAAGCATGGGTCCGAAACATGGAAGCTGGAGGTTCCGTCGATCGAGGAGATCGAGCGGTTTGTCGAGGACGCCGGATCGGATGATCTTCCGACGTTCGGCGGGAAGCACGTCGGCGGGATCTTCGTCCAGCAGATCCCCGACGAGATCGCGCCGTGCATCCACGCGATCCTCGAATCTGGGGAACCGATCGAAACCTACCTGGAGATCGGCGTCGCAGCCGGAGGGATGACGTACCTTACGAACCATTTCTTCCACCCGGAGGAGATCGTCCTTGTCGATACGAACGAGCATCCCCGTTGCGTCAACCGCCCGCAGGTGCTTGCGGGGATTCGGACGACGGAGATCATCGGCAAGTCGGGGGACGATGCCATCAGAGACCGCGTCGTTGATCTCGGGTATCTTTTCGACGCCGTGATGATCGACGGCGTCCACCACTACGAGAATGTGAAGAGGGACGTAGAACTGTACGCTCCCTACCTGAGCGATGGAGGGTTCCTGATGCTCCACGACTCCGCGCTGAAGAACTGGGGCGTTCCTCGTGTCGTGGCCGAGTTGAAGGAAGACCCGGCGTTCCAGTTTATCGGGGAATGGACATCGAAGAAGGTTAAGCCATGCGGGGTCGCGCTGTTCCAGAGGATCGCGTGAAGTTCTCCTTCGGCGTTCTCGTAAACGACATCATGCGGCTGCACATGTGCCTCTGCCAGTCGCAGCTCGACCCGATGATCCCATGCCACACGATCAAGATGCCGGACTCGGCGACGAAGGGGTTGAACCGGTTGCTCGGCGTCATCGAGAAAGACGGCTCCGACGTGGCGATCCTCACGCACCAGGACATGTTCTACCGGAAGGGGTGGTTGAGAAGGGTTGAGTTGGAACTGGAGAAGTTGCCGGAGTCGTGGATCGTCGCCGGGATCATCGGGAAATGTATGGGGGGTGCGATCTGCGGGAAGTTCCACGATATGCGGATCCCGCTGGTGTTCAACACGTCTGATATCCACACCTTTCCGCAGGAAGCGTGTTGTTTCGACGAGTGCTGTATCTTCGTGAACATGAAGAAGGGTTTCCGGTTCAATGAGCGGCTCGCCGGATTCGACCTGTACGGAACACTCTGCGTTCTGCAATCGTGGGAGATGGGCGGCACGGCGTGGATCATTGACGCCTTCGCCGAGCATTACTGCATGCGCCCATTCACCTGGTATCCGGATAAACAGTTCGAGGCAAATTTCAAGTGGCTTCATGAACGGTTCAAGGGTGCGCCACGGATTGACACGACCGTCCTTGGAGTCCCGAACGAGGGGAAGCGGGCCATCGGGAAGATGCATGACGCCGACACGGGAGACGAGTTGGCGGCGCAGATCGAGGCGCACGAGGAACAACTGGAGCACACGGCGGGATAAGCATTCCCTGAAATCGGCGTTACTGAGGGTCGCCTTCGGGCGGCCCTTTGTATTTTATGCGGGGCATTTAGTCGAAGTCCAACACTCAGACAAAACGATCAGGAGGTAAGGAAAATGGCTTCGATCGGTGGACGATTGGCCAAGGTGATGTACGGCAGCGTCGTGATCGCGGGGATGGGGGAGTGGTCCTTAAGCGGGTTCGTCCCGGACATCCAGGAGGACACCGCATTCGGCGACACGGTGAAGAAGTGGAAACAGGCGGGCATCGGCGATGCCGGTACGTTCACGTTCTCCGGGAACTACGATCCGGCGGACACGAACGGGCAGGTGGCCTTGAACGCGCTGCAGGAAGCGGATGCGGAGTTTACGAACATCTACTTCTACGAGTCAACCAGCGTGTTCTGGCGTGTGGGATCGGGCGGGACGCTCGTCATCTCGAAGTTCGGAGCGCCGAAGTTCACGAAGAACGGGCTGGCGACGATTTCCTTCGAAGGGAAGGTTTCCGGGAAGGCGATGGAGCGGGTAGCCTAACACATCAGCAGACCCTAACGGGGAGGGAATCATGCTTTTTGATCTGAATGCATCGCAGGGAGAATGGTTTCATTTTTTTGGGTCGCACGTAAATCCCAACACCGGAGAGATCGTCTTCGAGGAACCGGTGTCGGACGCAAGGGTGCAGATACGAAACATCGGCCCCTTCCTCGAAGAGAGGATCGCCAAGCGAAAGAGAGTCGTTGAACACGTCTATAATCCGAAGACGCGGGCGATGGAGCGCATCTCATACTATCCCGACCTGACTCCGGAAGAAATTAATGCGGAGAGGGAAGAGATGATCGACTATGCAATCACCGGCCTAGAGAATTTCAAAAACAGCGAGACCGGTGAAGTCATCACCTGTACCCTGGAAAACAAGTTGGCCCTGATGAAGGTTCCCGTCTTTGACCGCTTCGTTGCGCGGTGCTGGCAGATCATGGGAGGAGCCGGGATCAAGGCAAGAGAGGACGAGGAAAAAAACTCGTAGAGGTCGCGGAGTGGCGGGTTGACTGCCAACCGAACTGCGACGCCTGCCGCGACCTCTACGACCGCAGGGTGCCTCCGCAGGAACCGCCCTGCGATACCTGCCGTCCTGTCGTGCTTGAAGAGAACGAAGCGGCCCTCACGTTATACTCCATCGTTCAGAACCAGTGGATCATGGGCGGCGGCGGCCCGGTGGACATCAACCACCTCGCCGTGTGGGAAGCGATCGACCGGTACCGAGTAAAGGATGCCCCGGGCACGTTCAGGAAGATCCTCGTCCTGTCCCGGTGGATGATCGACAGGATCAATGAGAAGAGGGAAACATAGGGGGCACAGCGTGGGAGAGGGGAAAAAATCCGGTACGATCATCGTTGAACTGTCGCTCGACGCCACGAAATACACGTCCGCCCAGAAGGAAATCCTCGACGCTGCGAAGAAGAACTCCGCCGACATCGAGAAGACCTTCGGGCGGGTCGGTATCACCTCCGACAAGATGTACGACGCGATGAAAAAGAACATCCAGAACTCCCTCACCGCGATAAAGCAATCCCACTTGACTACCGCAGACGAGAAGGTCAGGGCGGAGCAGTCCGCCGCCGACAAGATCCGGCGGATCAACGAACAGCAGTACGGCGTGCAGACTTCCCTCATAGGCAAGATGAAGCAGAACTGGCTCGGGCTTGCCGCAGTGGTTACGGCGGCGTTTTACGCGATGCGTGGCGCCATGGACGTGCTGAAAGACGTTACGCTCACCTCCGCCCGCATGGAGACGATGGGGATCGTTATGCGCGTTGTGGGCCGGAACGCAGGATATTCCGGCGCGGAGATGGAGGAATTCGCCAGGTCCCTCGAAAAGACCGGAATCTCCATGCTCTCCGCCCGGCAATCTCTGTCGATGATGGCGCGGGCGCAGTTGGATTTGACGAAGTCGACAGAATTGGGCCGGATTGCGCAGGACGCTGCCGTCATCGCGAACATGAACTCATCGAAAGCGTTCGAGCAGATGATTTACGGCATCCAGGCCGCGAATGTTCGCGTACTTCGGACGATGGGAATCAACGTCCAGTTTGGGGAAAGTTATGCTCGTGTCGCCAAGGAAATGGGGCGAACCGTCGCCTCATTGAGCGAGGTGGAGAAGGCGACGATCCGGACGAACGAGGTGATTGAAGCGGGAAGAATGATCGCAGGGACATATGAAGCGTCCATGCAGACGGCCGGGAAACAACTCCTGACCCTCGAAAGACATTTCGAGAACCTGAAGGTCCTCGCTGGCGCCGCGTTCACTCCTGCCCTCGCTGAAATAGTCGAGGAGATCACCCGATCCGTTACCGGCCTTAACGGTGAGTTGGATGACAATATGGACGTGATCCACGAGTGGGGCGTCCGTTTCAGGTTGACGATTATCAGCATCGAAGCCGAGGTCATGCGGCTTTCGATGTTTATCGATAAGGTCGGCGGGACGCTTACCACGCTCAAGACGCTGGCAGGGGGCGTGACGGACTTCGTGCAGGGGGTTTTCGGGGGCAAAGGGACGGCTTACCAGGACGCCTTGGCCCAGAACGATGCCCTCCGCAAACGCTACGAAGCGACGGAGAAGCAATTGCAGGCGTTAGCCGACAAGTATGTCGCACTCGAAGACTCCATTTCTCCTGCGGGGAAGGCAGCGGCGAAGGCGGCGAAAGACGCAGCGGATGCCGTTAAGGGCATTGCGGTCAACGCCGGAGAAGGGGCCAAAGAAGTCACCGACGAACAGAAGCACCTCCGGGAACAATGGAAGGAAACGAAGCGAACCCTTGAAGCCAAAATCGAGGGAGAGGGCGTCGACAGGTTCACAAAGCGATTAATCGCCATCCGAGTGGAGGCCGAGAAACTTGTCGAGAAGTTCAAGCAAGTCCCCGGTGCCGCAGCGGTAATCTCCAAGTGGAGAGAGGGCGCAGAGGGCGGCGTAGAGGGGGAACGAGCAGCTGAATCGCTGAAGTTCGAAAGAAAAGCGCAGGCCGAACGCGAACGCGGCATCAAGGAATGGCAAAAGATCGTCACCTCCGCGCAAGTCTGGGAAATGGACAAGATGCAGCTCATCATCAACAAGCGGCTTGCGCTGGAAGAGACCGCCGTAGCGAGAGTTTATGAACTGTGGGAAGCGGGGACGATTAACCTCGCTCAGTTGGATGAAGGACTCGCTGCGGTTCGCGGGGCCTCCGCACGTGCACTCGAAGCCGAAATGATGATGGTGATGGAAGAGGAATTGAGCATCTATAAGGATTTGGCCGGATTCGAGGAAACGTATTACGAAAAGAAATTGTCGTTCCTGGATATGGAAATAGATGCGCTTCAGATGAAGTACAACTTGGAGAAGAACATCACCGACGCGATGCGGGAGCAGGCAGGGAACGCCATCGCCGACGCCGCGACCGAAAAGCGGATGGACGACATCCTGAAGAAGACCTCCGGCTATGCCGATATGCTGGATGCGATCAGTGGCCTGTACGATGAGAACTCTAAACAGGCGAAGTTGGCACACGACGCGGCCTCCGTGGCATCGGTAATCCAACAGGGACTTCTCCTGAAGGAGGCGATCGCAGCGGCTACCGTCGCCGTGGCGACGCAGGGCAAGGGGGATCCGTACACCGCGTTTGCAAGAGTCGCCGCGATGATCGCGCTGATGGCGAGCGTTCTTTCACAGGCGGGCATATCCTTCGGCGGCGGAGGCGGCGGCGCATCGGCTTCCGCCCTTCCTCCCTCCACCGTCCTCGGCGCGGAAGCCGGGACCGGCAGCGAATCCGTGTCTAAGGTGTGGGATCTTCTTCAGGACACCTACGATCTGGAGTACCGCGAACTGACCGGGATCCATAATTCCGTGAAGCAGTTGAATACGAATATCACCGGACTTGTCACCTCCATCGTCCGGACGGGAAGCGTGGAGATGGCCGGGGTAACGCTCAAAAACACAGCCACGATGTTCGGCACGTACGGCGAAGATAAGCTATACGGGGGGGTCGCGGGCGCGATTGAGGATTTCGGCAACTGGGTCTTGAACACCGTGGTCGGCGGGATCTTCGGCGGAGGGAAGAAGCAGACGTTGGAGGCTTCGGGGATTGAGTCCAAGGGGGTCACCGCCGGCCAACTGATCGCCGGGGAGTACATGGACGTCCTTCAGTATTCCGTCATCAAGACGGTGAAGGACGGCGGATGGTTCCACTCGGACAAGACATCCTACCAGACCCTCTACGAGTCGCTGGACGCCGACGTGAGTCGGCTGTTCAACCTCGTGTTCCAGGGGATGAGCCGGACGCTCGTCGATATCGCCACGGGCCTTGGCGTCGACGTAAACCGCGTGCTGGAGTACACGTTCGAGGGGAGTCAGTTGGACCTGAAGGGGAAGACCGGCGAGGAGATCCAGAAGGCCCTGTCGGAATACTTTTCGAAAGTCGGCGATGAGGCGGTCGAAGCCCTCTTCGGCGACCTCGTGTCAAAGTACCAGCAGTTGAACGAAGGTCTGTTCGAGACGGCGGCGCGGCTGGCCGTAGACAAGGCGGTCGTGACCGAGATCCTGAAGATGACGGAGCAGGGGTTCCCCGGCGCGACGGCGGCGGTCATCGCTTTCTCCGAGTCCATCATCGAACTTGCGGGCGGGCTGGACGAGTTGCAGGAATCCGCCGCCACATACTATGACAAGTTCTTCACCGACGCGGAGAAACAGACGCGGCTTCAGGAGCAACTGTCGGGCGCGTTGGAGGACGTGAATCTCTTCCTGCCGTCGACGCGGGACGGGTACCGCGCAATCGTGGAGGCGCTTGACCTGTCTACGGACGCAGGGAGGGAGGCGTACGTCGCCCTCCTGAAATGGTCCGGCGCGGCGGATGAGTATTATTCCGTGGTCGAGGATGCGGCGGACGGTACGAAGAAACTCACCGAGTCGTTGCTCGACCAGAAGAAGATGATCACGGACTGGATCGCCAGTATGACGATCAGTTCCCTCGCGCCCGTCACGTCGCGGGAGGCGTGGGTTGCCGAGTACGAGCGGCAGAAAGCGACCGTGAGCGCCCCCGGCGCGACCACGAAGGACCTCTCCTCCTTCTTGAGCGTCAGTAAGGAATATCTCCAGTTCATGCGGGCCTACGGCGGCGACTATCAGGCCGTGTTCGATGCCGTCATGGGCGACGTACAGCAGTTGGGCGATATCAAGGATGCGCAGATCATGGCGATCGAGGCGGCGGACGCGGCGGCGCGGGACGCGGCGGAGAGGCAACTGTTGGCAACGACCGCAATCGTGGCCGGAATGTCAGGGACTGGATCAACAGGGACGTCCATCTACGATACCTTGCCGAACCCATACGGCTATCCGGCGAGTTACGATTACACGTCTGATCCGAATTGGGCGGAGGATACCAACAGCGGAGCGTATCCCTGGCTGGCGCATTATGCGCACGGCGGCCTGACTTACGGCCCGTCCATCGCCGGGGAGTCCGGTAAGGAGTGGATCGTCCCGACGTACGAACCGCAGCGGTCGCGTTTCCTTGAATCCGCGCCGCCGCAGTTCTGGGAGAACCTGCGGGGGGCGGGCGTGGTGCAACCGGGGGGAGGCGGGGATATCACCGTGCGCGTCCCGGTCTACCTCGATGGGAAGGTGGTCGCCGATGTCGTGGCGAAGAACATCAAGAGCAACACGAATCTATCAGATGCCATCCGGAGGGTGAATTAATTGTCGGCGAAGGAGATGTATGATTTCACGCCAACGATCACGCCTGACTACAACGCAGCCATCGGCATCACGCCGCAGGGAGTGGTGTCTGAGGAGTCGTCCAAGAACGACGTGATCCACATTGGCGCGGATGGTTCGGAGGAACGCATTTCCTTTAATTCGACATCCATTTTCTACATCACCGTCAGTTGGAATATTCTTTCCGAGGCCAACAGTGGAACGATCTTCGACTGGTACAACGATCCCGCGAAGGCGAACGGGCGGCAGCGGTCGTTCAAATATGCGTTCGGAGATGGGCACGTCTACGTCTGCCGTTTCGATTCTATCTTCACGCGTTCAGGGCAAGCGATGTCGCGCATGGGTATCACCGGAATCAGGATGAAAGTTTTAGGCAGGATCGCAGACTGATGGAGACCTTCAGCACTCGTCAAACCGCCGTGATCGCCGCTGCGAACAAGACCGTCGCGTGGTTGTTCCGCGTAACCGACAACCTCGACAACGTGTACTACTGGTCCACGGGTACGCAGGCATCCTCCGGCGGGGAGACGATCATCTCCGGTGCCGTCCTCTCCCCCGGCTCCTACTCGGGGTCGGAGTGGGAACGGGCGCACACGTTCAAGATCGTGAATTTCTCCGGGATCGCGCTGCGCCGTTCCAAATCCGAATCCGGCATCCATGCACCGAATGATGTCTCCTTCTCCATCGTCAACGCCGGGAACGGACTGGCCGCCGAGAACTTCTCAGGCGGGACGGTCCGCATCGGTCTTGTCATCGACGACGGCAACGGGAAAGAGTTGTGCGGTTCGTGGCGGTTCCGGATCAAGTCGGCCTCGCCGTACGCGCAGCAGATCGACGTGACCTGCGAGGATTTCCTGCAGGAGTACCTTACCGGATCGTACCCGAACACGCGGCTCATCTCCGACATCTTCCCCGTGGCGGACGGAGTAGTGCCGGATACCATGTGCATTCCGGAGCCGTACGGGACCTGCTATATTCCGCTTCGGTCCGTGTTTGCGGGTGCGGCGCGGTATTACATGCTCGGCGATACCGCGAACACGTACACGATCGACGAGGTACGCTCCCCCCGGGAGTTAGGCGCAAAGATCACGTGGGCCAGCGCGGGGTTCACCTTTCCCCAGTCCACCGTGGCGGACGCGGCGGCCACCGATTGGCGGATGTTTCAGGCGATCATCGCGGACAGCGACGGAGACGGTACGGCGGACGCGGCGGGCATCTTCATGTCGGGCGACCGGATCCTTGATGTGCCGACGAAGTTCTCCCGGTCGGATACCGCGTCGGTCACGGATCCCGCGGAGATCATCCGGCGAGTGCTCCGCAACATGGGGGTGCTGGACTACGATCTCGACCTTGCATCATTCGACACAGCGGCGGCGACCTTTGCGACGTGGTCCCTCGCCTGGAACTTCGCCTTCTACTACAAGGAGAACCGCCGCGCCGTCCTGTCTCGCCTTCTCGCCATGTGCCATTGTGCGCTGATCGTCGGCGAGAAGATCAGTCTGCAAGTCTTGTCGAAGGCTTCGAGATCGACGATCACGGATGCGGAAGTCCTGAAGCCGCAGGGGCAGGAAGTCGGCCAGGATACGTTCCGGTACACGGACGCCATCGCGGAGCGGGTGTCGGACTCCGGGTATGTCGCGTTCCAGCAGGCCGGGGAATCGCAGGATCAATTCCTGAAGATCCTCGTTCCCGCGAAGTCGGCGACGGACGTGAAGGACGCCGAAGTCATCACCTTCCCCGGCGTACAGAATAATCAGCATGTCCAGAAACTCGGGACGATCTACTACCAGCGGAAGTTCTTGAAGGCGGCGGATATCTCGTTCATCGGCAAGGGCACGCTTCTCGCCCTTCGGCCCGATGATGTGATCACCGTAAATTATGCCGACTATGGCGGCACGTACAACGTGCTGATCGACGAGATCACGATCAACCCGGACGTGTCCGTCGGCATCAGCGCGATCCGCTTCTCGGAGGTGTTTGACGACTGGGAAGACCTCGCCCCCGGCGCGATCACGATCGCTTCGGACGCACCGACCACGGCGTACTCTCCCGTCGTGGCGGGTCCGGACGGCACGGTATCGACCGGCAACCTTCCGAACGCACTCCCCGGGCGGCTGCGGGTCGGGCAGTCGACGAACTATATACTCCTGGAACCGGCGTCTCCTCTGCGGGTATCCCTGTACTCCGCCGACACGGAGCGGCTGCGGATCGGGAATCTGAACGGCTTCCTCGGGTACGTGGTCGACACCTACGGCCTCGCCATCGGCGATTCGTCGAAGTTCCTGAAATATGATCCGGCGAACGGGCTGCGGCTCGGCGGCGCAGGCGTTGCCCGGATTGAACTGGACCTCGATCTCGCCCGCATCTCGGTCAAGGACGCCACCGACGCGACGAAGACGGCGATGGGGTACCTGAACGGGCTGGCGAAGAACGATGGTACGGGGAACTGGGGCGCGGGGGATTACGGGTTCTGGGCCGCGGCGGGCGATAACCTGAAGATCGACGGGGATGCGGTCTATAAGTCCGGAGACTGGATTGTGGAGAACGACGGGGCGTTTCTCATCAACAACGCCTCCGATCAGACCATCGTGCGGCTCGGCACAGTCGCCGGTGTCAAGGGATTGTACATCTACGATACGGCCTCGCCGACGCAGAATCTGCTGGCGAAGTTCGCCACGGACGGCTTCTACCTCGGGGCCGCAGGGGAGACGGGCGACTACATCAAGTACACGGCGGCGGGCGGGCTTGTCATCCGGGGCGACCTCACCCTAAGCGGGACTATCGGATGGAGTCAGATAACCGACGATAATGGACACCAGCCGTCCGACGATGCGGATGTCACTCTGTCGGCCATCAACGGAGGTTTAACGCTTACCGGTGGCGGGTTGACACTCTCCGCAGGGGGTTCCATCAAGGGTGGGCAGACGGCCTATGCGGCGGGTACGGGGTTCTTCCTCGGGTATGAGAGCGCAGCGTATAAGTTCAGCATCGGGAACGGGACGAAATACCTGACATGGGACGGGTCCGCCCTGACGATCCGGGGAACGCTGAACGCGGACGATATCACGGCAGGGACACTCGCCACGGAGAGACTTGCTTTTAGCGATCTATCCGGATTGGATTCCACCGCCGCCACGAAACTCTCCGGGATCGCGACGGGAGCGGATGTAACCCTCTCCGCCATCAACGGGGGATTATCTCTTACCGGTGGTGGTTTGACGCTCGATTCAGGTGGGACGATTCAGGCGGGCTACACCGCGCCCGGCGACGACAACACCACCCCCGGCGCGGGGCTGAAGATCACCGGGGGAAAGATCGAGGCGTACGGCGGGGATCAGACGTTCGGCGGGACCATCCTGTCATCCGACGGGAACTATCTCATCTGCATCGGAAAATATCTGACGGCAACGGGATTGACGAAGCGGTATCCGCTAAATAACGCGACGAACTTCACAGCAGACGGGCGCATTCATGGGTATCGATGGAATGGCACAGGTTGGGTTGAATATATAAGCATCGGGGACACCGGTTCCAACGTGTTAGGGATCCTATCTCAAATTGCTGGTCGTAACGGATTTGCAGTGACCGTTCAAGGTGCCAGCGCAGACGCAATTCTTGGCTCTTGTAACAGTGATACTACCGACGGGATTGGTGTAAGGGGTGTATCAAATTCATCTGCCGGATATGGTGTCTGGGGCGAGTCAAACGGAAATATTGGTGTGTATGGATATGGTGGGGCTGGGTACGGCGGACATTTTAACGGGGCAAAATCCCCAGTGGTGCTTTACCCATCTGCTTCCGCTTCCGCTCCTTCACACACCGCGGGAAAAGGATCCCTTTGGGTTACGTCCGCTGGCGTCCTCTATATCAACACAAGTGGCTCAACCACATGGCAGAAGGTGGGGGCGCAGTAAATAACCCTTGCCTTTATGATTGAATGGTGAACAATATATAGGGGGATAGGGTCTGCAGCCCGACAAGCGGAGTTCTCCGACTCCGTTTCCCCCTAACCCGTCGGAGGCCATGCGGAGGTGGCATATGAAAAAGATCCTCATCGTCGCGTTCCTTGTTGCTCCTCTTATCGCCAACGCCGAAGACTCTAAGTGGAAGTGGACCAAGATGGACACCGTTTTCCAGGCGGCGTCCATCGTGTCAATCGCCGCAGACTGGAACCAAACGCGGCAGATCGCCAAGAACCCCACGCTCTACTATGAGGACGGTGTTGCGGAGGCGTTTCTCGGGAGGCACCCGTCGGTAAGCGGAGTGAACTGGTACTTCGCCGGGTCGATGATCCTAAACACGGCAATCGCCCGCACGCTTCCGAACCCGTACCGCAGGATGTTCCAGATCGGCACGATCGGATATGAAGCGTACTGGATCAATCATAACTACGGGATCGGCATCCGCGTGAAATTCTAACCCGTCGTCATATCGGATCCAAAGGGGCCTTTTCGGAGGCCCTTTCCATTTTCAAGGAGGTTACATGAAACAGTACGTCGTCCCCGAGCAGCTCGTCAACGCCGTGCTCAATTACTTGGGCAAGCAGCCCTATGTCGAGGTTGCTCCGCTCATCAACGCGTTCGGACAGATTAAGGAAGTACCACCCGCTCCGCTCGCCGCTGTACCGCCGGAGAATAAGGGGGAGTAGATGGCGATCCAGACGATCTATGAGGGCTTCACCGCTCTCACAGGAGGCACCGCTACCGCGCTCGATTCCGTTGACGGGGACTCCCTTGTCGACGGGGATCGGGCGTATGTAATGGCGGGCGGCAATTTCTACCCGTACCTCCTCGATGCTGATTCCGGGGCCGCAGAATCTTCCCCGCAGGTAATCGCTCCAGACACAAACGCAGGCACGAAACGGTGGATATTGCAATCACCTCCGACGGTATAACCGCAGTAGACAATGCGACGATTGATAATTCGGTCATCGGCGGCACGACCCCTGCGGCGGCGGCGTTCACGTCAATAGACCTTGCGGGCAGCGACCTCCAGGGACTCCTTGACGCGAAGGCTTCTCTCGTCTCGCCCTCGTTCACCACACCGACGCTTGGAGTGGCGACGGCCACCTCCATCAGCGTGACGGGGATCGACAACGACACGGACATCTCCATCTCCGGCGCGGATTGCAAGTATCAGGTCAACGGGGCTGGCGACTGGTTGACCTCAGGCGACAACGTCATCCTAAACGATAACGTGGCGCTCCGGGTGCTCTCCTCCCCGAACTACTCGACCGACAAGGCATGTACCCTGACGCTCGGCGGCGTGATATCCGATACCTGGCACGTGACTACGATCGCCGCGCAACAGGTGGATTACATTCCCATCCCACCCCGGATGCGGGCGCATCTACGGCAGAGTCCAACGGGGTATACACCTCCCGCCGATCCAGGGTACGTTGGGCATGTCCCGCCCGGGTGTATCTCCTGGGAGATTTTGGCCCCATAAACAAAGGCAAGAAGGAGGAAGGCGATGAAGAAGATCCTTGCGCGGTTGCTCGGACTGGTGAACGGGGTTGTGATGCGGACGAAATACGAGGTCGAGTGCTACGGGCCGGACGGCATCCTGAAATGGCGGGACGGCTTCGAGAACCTTGTCGTCACGGCGGGTCTCAACAAGGTCCTCGATGCCTGCTTCAAGACCGGGCTTGCGGCTCCGGCGTGGTACGTCGGCCTCAAAGACACCGGCGCTCCGGCGGCGGGCGACACGATGGCATCCCATGTGACGTGGGCGTGGCTGACGAACTACACCGGCGACCGGCAGGCGTTTACGCCGGGGTCCGTCGCTGCCGGGTCGGTGGATAACTCCGCATCCAAGGCCGTCTTCCCGATCACCGGGAATGACACGATCTACGGGTGCGGTCTCTGCGACAGCGCGACCGGAGATACTGGTGTCCTGTACGGCGCGGGCGATTTCGCGTCTCCCCGCGCAGTGCTTTCCGGCGACACGTTGAACGTGCAGGTCACGCTGACGGCGGAGACGCCGTAAATTCTCGGGAGGCAGTCATGGCGATCATAAAGCAGTCCGTCTGGGGCAACGTTGTCCGCCCGTGGGGATACGAGGTCCGCGTGGATTTCACCGACGATTCCGGCGTGATCTATAACGGAGTGCTCACGTTCCCGAAGGAGCCGGACGCGAAAGAACTGTCCGCGAAGGTTGCGTCTATTCGATCCTCCGTGGAGTCTCGCATCGCCTTCGAGGTCGCGGAGAAGGTGAAACCTCTGGAGCCGACGAAGGAGGAATTGGCGGCGAAGGTGGCTGTGCTGGAGGCGGAGAAAGCCGTGCTTGTCAAGGAAGTCGCTGACCTCAAGGCCGTGAAGGTGGTGAAGTAGATGGCTATCAGAACTTCTCAGGGATCAGGAGCCTGGTCTGTCGCCGGGACGTGGGATGTTCCTCCCGTTGATGGGGATGCCGTTGTCATCGCCGCGGGTCATTCCGTCCTGATGGATTCGGATTTATCGGCGTACACGGGACTACTCACTGTAACGATTGAAGGCCACGCGACCACGCCGGGGATGCTGTACTTCAAGGACGGCTCCACCGGCCACCTGAAATTCCGCACCGGGACGAACTACGGAATTCTCGGAACGAACGCGGCGGTGAAGGGCAGATTGCTCGCCAACTCGGACGGCGTGTGGGGCAACACGGGATCGTTGGCGTTCGCCAACAAGGCCATCATCGAACTCAATGGCACGTCTCGGATCCAAGCGTTGTACCTCGATATCGCCCTGTACGATTCCGAGCCGACGAATAAATCCGTCCGCACCTATGGCACGAAATACGATTTCACGGCGTCCGGGGCGACAGTTGATACAGCGAACGACACGATTGACCTCGGAACCCCGCCTCCATCCGCCGGGACCGCCGTAATGATTACCTCGGCGGCTGGTGTACTGCCGACCGGACTGCTGGAAGACACGATCTATTACGTCCGTGGAGTTTCAGGGAATACCTGCAAGTTGGCCACGCAGAACTCAGACGAAACAATCGTCGATATCACCGGGACTGGCTCTGGAACGTGCACCCTGTTTACCGGGTACGCCTCCGGCTCTGCGACGGTCAACGTGCTGGATGACGTGACCGCTGATGGACCATGGGTCACAACGGACGGGCATGATCGGGTTGTGCTTGCGAACGCCGGACCACAGATCTACGACCAGCAGCGGCTGCAACTCACGACGATCAACGCCGGGTCCATTGTACTGTCCGCTGCGGTTGATTCGACGCAGTATCCGGGGGCGAGGATCTATCTGATTTCGCGGAACGTGTCGATCCGGTTCAACGGGAACACGAATATCGGTATTGTTGACTACACGTCCGGAGCAACGCATGGAGGCGTGTTCCAATGTGAGATCAACTCGACGGCAGGAACCGGCACGACGTTTTATGGGTACGGCATCCTCTACGGCACCGGGCATACGATCAGTGGAACGATCAGCGGCTGCTCCAGCGGCATCGCCTACGGCACCGGTCACACGATCAGCGGGACGATCAGCGGCTGCTCCAGCGGCATCAACTCCGGCACCGGTCACACGATCAGCGGGACGATCAGCGGCTGCTACAATGGCATCAACTCCGGCACCGGCCACACGATCAGCGGGACGATCAGCGGCTGCTACAATGGCATCAACTCCGGCACCGGCCACACGATCAGCGGGACGATCAGCGGCTGCTCCAGCGGCATCATCTCCGGCACCGGTCACACGATCAGCGGGACGATCAGCGGCTGCTACAATGGCATCAACTCCGGCCCCGGTCACACGATCAGCGGGACGATCAGCGGCTGCAACTACCAATTCGTTTTTAACAGTGGAGGTGCATCCTCGGGGCTATCCGTTTCTGTGCGACCGTCTGCAACGCTTGTTCCGTCCGCCCCAACCATTCTCTATAGAAATACTGTCGGCGCGGGGGGTCCATTTCGTCAGGGGGTATTTTTCGAGGATTATGGCAAAGTCCTCGGGGCTTCTTATGCATATTTGATGTTCGGGGATGTCATCAAGAATACGGATATCGTGCGCTCGGGCGGTGCGGCATCGTCGATCGAAGTGGTGCCGCTGTCCAATTGCGCCATCGGATCGGAAATCATCATCTTCGAATGGACGGAACTTTCCGTCCCGGCATCCGCGCGGAACAAATCGGTCTACATGCGGGCCGACGATGCGTGGTCTGTGTACCCGACGGCGGACGAACTGTACATCGAGGCGGAGTACATCAGCGACGGCACCACGTTCGCCACGACCGTTGTAAAGTCCAACGCCGTCTTGTCCGACGGATCAACGTGGGTGCAGTTCAGCATCCCCGAATTCACCCCTGCGATTGCGGGACACGTGCGATATCGGGCCTATCTGAAGAAGTACGAGGCCAGTCGAAAGATCTACATTGACAACATGCTGGTGAGCGCATAAATGTCTGCCGAGGCGAAATGGGGAAACGGAGAATCCGTACTCCCACAGGCGCGTCCTTCGCAGTCCATCGAGTGGGGATGGGCGAATGGAGAAAGCGGGAGTATCTGGGCGGCTGAATATGTTAGCGCGGGAGGAAACACTTACGATGAGATTTTAATCCTCGGCATCTCCGGAAACCTGGTCCACTCTGTGACCGCCGAACTGAACGCCGGACTCTCTTTTGCGATCTCGGCAGAGCAGGGGACTGGGAACGTCGCCGAGATGGATGCCGTCATTGCCCTCTCCCTTGCGATGGCGATGCTGCAGGCGGGGGATGTCACTACCGGGGCGCAGACCTACGAGGAAGCGGCAACGCTTGCGGCGGCAATGGGGATGTCGCATTCCGCCGTCGGCAACCTGCAGGAAGCCGTGACACTTGCTGCGATCGCCGGTCAGGGGCAGACCGGCCAGATGGTCATGGTCAATGCCCTCGTGCTGCAGGCGACGGCCTATATGATCCAGGCGCCCGTCGGATCCCTCTCTGCGTCCCTCAACCTAGATACCTCCATGGGAGCGGCCTTCGGGACGGCGCTCGTCCTTCAGGCGTCTATTCTGCTCGGCGCATCTGGTGGTCTATCCGCTTCCGGTGGTTTGTCGCTGGAAGACGCCGCCTCTCTCGGTATCAACGCAGGGATGGCTCAGACCGTCGGGTACCTCCTAACCGCTGCCGTGGAGCTGAACGTTCAGGCATCGCAGGCCCAGGCTGCGACCATGACGGCGGAGGCGCAACTGGCGCTCTCGATCGCCTGCGCGAAGATCGACTCGATGGGGCAGGACTTGAATGTCTCGCTGGCCCTCTCCATCGTGGCAGACATGGAGCAGTGGGGGATCGCCCCGAGGATCGCGGCGGCGCGGCATCTCTACGACGCCCTCGCCCGCAAACGTGAGTACGACGCCCTCGCCAGCAAACGTGAGTACGACGCCCTCGCCCGCAAACGTGAGTACGACAACCAGTAGAGGAGGGGCAAAACGATGGTGCAGGAAGCGCGGGAACCGAAACAGCCGTCGGAGAAGATCTGGTACACGATCAACTTCGACGCAAAGGGTGCGCTGATTTCCGGGGATAGTCTGGCATCCCTCCTGTCCCTATTCTGCGCTCTGGATCCGGAGGGCACGAACGTCACGGCCACGGCGATCGAACCGGACTCTCCCGCGATCGTGGGGAACAAGGTCACGTTCCTCGGGATCGGCGGGATGAACGGGCAGAAATACAAGTACACGGTAAGGATCCGCACCACACGGGGCGAGGAACTGGAGGAAGACCTGATTGTGCCGATCCGGGAGACCTGACGCGCGGAAACGTCGGACCATCGCTGTCAATGGCGGCCCTTGCGAGGCCGTTTTCTTTTGGAGGAACAGATGCTCTCTCCCGACCTGATCGTGGCAACCGCCGATCGCTTCAAGCTCCCCCAGGGGCTCGTGCTGGCGGTCGTCGAGCAGGAATCGTCCTTCGACCCGTGGTCCTGGAACCCGGAGCCGAGGTACCGCTACCTGTGGGACGTCCTGATGCAGCGGCCCTTCCGGAAGCTCACGCCTGCGGAGATCGCCTCCGAGATCCCACCGAAGGATTTCCGAGCCTATAAGGGCGTCCCTGCGGACGCCGAGTGGTGGGGGCAGCAGGCATCGTGGGGGCTGATGCAAATAATGGGCGCCGTCGCCCGGGAGCGCGGCTTCATGGGACGGTTCCTGTCGCAACTCTGCGATCCTCCCGAGGGGCTGAAGTACGGGTGCATCCACCTGGCGGCCTACCTCCGGCGGTACAAGGATCCGTTCCGTGCACTCGAGGCGTACAACGGCGGTCCGGGGGCGGTCGGGCATAACGCGAAGTACGCCAAGGAAGTCCTCGCGCGGCTCGAACACTTCAACGCCTGAAAGGGAGGGATCCATGAAACGGATTGCAATGCTCGGTTTCCTGTTCCTGCTGTTCTCGGGGTTCACCATGTCGTGGGATCCGACGTCGACCTACACCGATAACACCGCGATCGGCCCGGAGGCGCAGGGCGTTTTCTACAACATCGAAATGGACGGCGTCCAGGTCGTGACGAAAACCTCGGCCACCTCCTGGGAGATTCCTGCGGTACCAAAGAAGTCGACGCATCAGTTCAGGGCGCAGACGCAACTCGGCGCGTTCGATAACACCGGAACGCCGATCAGGAGCACCTGGTCCCCTTTTTACGCGTGGACTTCCCCGGCGGGGAACCCGAACGCCCCCGGCCAGTTAAAAATCAGTCCGTAGGATGCGATAGGATGGTCCGATAAAGCGAATATTTATTGTGAAAGGAGACCGGGTTGCAGCTCCGTAGGCCGTCGCCGCTGACCCGCCGTCCGTAAATTCGACCCCCCAGCGAAGCCGTCCTACGCACCCTGTGGCGCCCCCGGGGAAATTCCGGGGGTCAGGTGGGGGCCGGTCCCGTTCCATCCTGGGGGCCAATATGGACGAATTTCGGCCAAAGAGAGGGGAACAGAGAATGAATCGCAAGAAATGGCTGGTAGTAGGGATCGTCCTGGCTGTTTTCTTGGCCGGGTGCGCGACGATGAACGTCAACGCGAAACCGTGGGCGCAGCAGACGCCCAAGGAGCGGGCCAACTTCATGTTGGGGATCTACAACGCGCAGTACGATGACACGATGCGGATGGCAACGAATCCACTGGCGTCCGACGCGCAGAAGGCGATGGTGGTCCGCAAGAAAGCCGTCCTGAAACAGATGCGCCCTCTGCTGGCGGCGTATCTGACCTACGTGGATCACGGCATGGCTCCATCGGTGGACGATGAAGCGGCGTTACTCAACCTCATCAACGAATTAGCCACGGCGGGAGGGACAATCATATGAGCGCAGCGGCAGGCGTAGCCCTCGCGGGGGAACTGGCGAAGTTATTGCTCGTGATGTATTTCGAGCAGGCGAGACTCGCGGGAATGACTCAGGAGCAGATCGACACGCTGTATCTCAAGCGGCGGGATGAGTTCCGGTTGAAAGACCCGGACAAGATCCCCGACCCCTCGTAAGGAGATAGCCATGTGGGAAAAGAGCAACGTCGGGGCGATCCTGACCTATGCGTACACGCTGATCTTCGCGGTGGTCCTCGCCGTTCTGATGTTCGGATCCGTGCCGACCGTGAACGAGAAGTATTTCCTTCTTCTCCTCGGCTCGCTCGTTGGCTTCGCCGGAGCAGGAGTCAATTACTTCCTCGGATCCTCCCTCGGCAGCGCGAAGAAGGACGATGCCATCGCCGGGCGCGTCCCCCCGAAGGGCGACACGACCACCACGACGGGGACCACGACCGAACCGAAGGCCGGGCCGTGAAGTAGCCCCTTGGAGGCGCATCATGGAAAAATATCGCCTGTGCCGGGAGATCATCGAGGCCCTGGCCCGCTGTCATCCCTACTGCCCGTTGCCCCGGCACTGCGATATTTTCCGCTCCACCTGTAATATTCCTGACCGCATAGACCTGACGGAGAATCCTTGCGCCGACGACGATACGTGGGGATGCAAGGAGTGCGGGTACAATAAGGCGTCAAAAACCTGAATAAAGGCGGACACGATGGCTAATGGAGACCTGCAGGGCGTATGGGAGAAGGTTAACAGGATCGCCGAGGATGGTTGCGCCCACAAGACATCTCACGACCGCGCCATCAACGACCTGCGGGAGACGGTAAAGAGGGATACTGCCGATATTTGGTCGGCAATCGACCGAGAAAGGACGGCGAGAGAAGGCATGATTAAACAGATCGTTGTGGGCGTGTTGATCATCGTCGTGGGCGGCGTAGTGCTCAATATGGTGGCGCTATCCTACTTGTTGCCAACGGTGCTGAAGTAGTCAACCTCCCCCGGAGGCGCGGATCTCGGCCATCATCTTCTCCAGCGCCTTGACGAGTCGCTTCCGCATCCACTCGGCCTCTTCACGCGTTGCGTACGGGACCGGGGTGACGCAGAAATGCTGATGCCCTATGTCGAGATGGACATCGTATCCGGCGTTCGACCCCCGGATATTTGCGTACTTGTTAAGATCGGCCATCGTTTTTCTCCCCGTTAAGGCGCTGCTGTTGTAACCCGCCACGAAGTGCTCTCTCCAACTCCTTCAGCCGCGCCTTGTGCGAGCAGGGGGTATCCGAATAACGGGAACGCTCAAGATCCTCTACTGTAAAATCCCTCGGGATGCCATCGGACTTCATGCGAACTTTCAGGACATGGATGGCTTTGTCCACCTCTGACCGGAGCCGGCAAAGGCGACCCTGCGTAATCTTTTCTTGTTCTTCGTGCGGGCAGGGGGAGGGAAATTCGAGAAGACCACGAATGACAGGTTGGACTCTATTCATATTCGTAGGTTCGTCAAAACCATGTTTATCGCACCATTCCTTGACCTTACACAGTTTCTCGCCGAGACGCGCAATTTCGTCTTCCTTCCCCGTGAGGGAGTCACGGTCAATCTCCCCGGTTCGCCTCAATCCGTCGATTTCTTCCTTCAACCGCTCCACCTCGGCGCGAAGTTCTTGAATCTCTTGCAAGTAGGTTGCAAATTCTTCTTGGGCGCACGATTCGTGGAAGCCCCATGATTCGGTGGATAGGATATACTTGCGACAGCGTCTACAAACAAGTCCCTGGCTCATCCCCCCTCCTTCCACCCGCGCAGGGCGGCGTCGAACGCATTGAACGATGCTGGCAATACAGTCGCGGTTACTTTCAATCCCGGCTGCGTGTAATCCTCTCTAAGGGCGCTCCTGAACCTCTCCGCTTCTTCCGCCACCTTGCGGAGCTGTTTGTTCTCTTCCCGTAGCGTGGCTAGCTCGGCGTGGACGGCGTTCAATTCATCCGTACTGACCGCCCACAGATCGTCTCGACAAACCTGATTTCCCGCAATCGTGTCGGTGTAAAGAACTGCCCTTAATGCGGGCAGATTCAATTTCATCGTCTTGTTCATCATCCCTCCTTCCATTCGGGGCAGAGAGTGCCTGAAGGCCACAACATCGTCGGTCATCTCTTCACCTCTGGAAACCCCTTCCAATCGCGTCCGTCGATCTTTGTGTAATTTGGATTCCTTTTTTTCATCGAATATGTACCCGCACCCTTGTAGAAGAATGGTACTCCCGCCCATTGGCATTGATCCCGAAGGGAACGCGCCGCACCGGGCGGCATCGGTCGCGCACCGGGGCCGGACTCGCCGCCGACGATGCACCAATCGATTAAAGGTTTTTCCAGTGCCTCCGATAGAAGATGTCCTGAACCGTCTTTGTCGATACCCCGAACTGGAGTCCGATCAGTCTTTGCGGGAGAGTCCTTGCCTCGCAAAGTCGCCTGATTTCTCTCGCCTGATCTTCCGTCAATTTCGCCGAGCTGTTCTTTGATCCTTTCCGGTCCATCTTCCCTAAAACTTTCATGGCATGAATGACGTTCCCGCTCGGCGTCACAAGTTCCAAGTTCAACGGCTGGTTGTCGGGAGGATCCCCGTTCTTGTGATTTATTTCCAAACCCTCCGGAATGTCGGATTGGTTGTGCAACATCCAAACGACCCGATGAGCGGACACCATCATCTTCTTCCCATCGTCCTGGATCTGTACCTTCAGATGTCCCGCTTTGTGGGCGGTGGATTCCGCACGGCGAACAGGAATTTCCTTCTCTGTCGGTGGGGTTCCGGTCTTGCTCCCGCTTTGATGGATGCGATGACGCCATATCCTCCCCTTCGCGTCCACAGAAAATACACCGATTGCGTACTGCGCTAGAAATGCCTTCTCTGCTCGATTCATTGTCTTTGCCTCCTTGGTGTGTGTGGAACCAACGAGACAAATCTATCATACTCAAAAGAGGTTCACAAGATACGAATCTCTTCGCCGCTGGTGTCTGCAGCAGGATCGGGATGCGCTGGTCGGCCATCTCCTGATTCTCTGCGGTGACGCCGAGCCAGAGATTTGGAAATGCTGTGTGCCGGTAACGCTCATTAAAAATGTGTCGCATCCGTTCCGGTCGCTTTGTGAGAATCATGAAAGTGTGCCGCCGCTCGTCGTGCACGACTTCCAGCACATCATCGATCCAATCATCCTCCACGTCCTCATGGAACAGATCCCCTATCGAGCACACGAAAATCCTGCGCGGCTTCTTCCAGCGGAGGGGCCGGTCGAGGCGGTCAGGATGAAAGTTGATGCGCGAGAAAGGGAACGGATCGGCGTCACCGGGACCGTACCCCATGTGCGAGGGCAGAACGTCCATCCCGTGCAGATGAGGGAACCGTTTCGCCATCCGGGAGGCGTAGCAGTTCGCGCACCCCGCCGAAACCGGAGTGCAGCCCGTGATCGGGTTCCACGTAGCATCGCACCATTCTATCTTCGATTTATCGGCCACCCCTACCACGGCCCCTTATCCATCTAATCCTTCCTTCCACCCGGACAGCGTCTTATCTTCGGAACTTTGGTACAGCCTGATTCGCGCCTCGGCCCGCCGCGCCGCCTTCCGGTCCTGGTGCCGGAGCACCAGGAAGATCCCCTCCGCCAGCATGAACTCGGCCACGCTTAACGCTACGGCTCCGTAGACGAACCCTTCCCACCACGGATTCCAGAATTGGTCCATTGCGCTTCCCTCGCTTTCTTCGTTCGCGCGTTGTGGGACTGCATGAACATCGACCGCCTCATCACCTCGTGGCTGCACTTGTAACAGGCCAGCGACCCCTTGTTCATCAGCCCGGGGCATTTCGGGCAGGGAACCTTCAGGGGCTTGCTCATGTTCCTGCCACTGCCCTTCTCACCGCCCGGCCAAGCTCCAGGTCGTTGGCCCCCCGCGTCCTGGTTCCGGGACAGGGGACGTAGAGTCTGCGGATCCCCTGGGTCGAACTATCCCCGCTCCTGGATTCCTCCAAAATTTCTTCAACGTCAACGCGGAACCCCTTGGCTGTGAGTCGAACGATCGCTTGGCGTTTCTTCATGCCGTCACCTCCTCTCCGCGCTTCGCCTTCCGGGGCGACCGGATCCGGGTACGGAGCAGATCCCGGATCGCCTTGCCGAGCGCGGCGTCCTCGACCGTGTCCAGGACCACGACCTTCTTGCCTGTGGCCAACGTCAACCCCGTGGCATCGTCATAGACCGACAACCCCAGGACGTAAGCGTTTCCGACCACCTCAATCCGGATCTCTTTGTCTTCCTTCATCGCGCCACCCTCTGTGTTTTTCGAGGCATCTGCTTCCTTCTTCGGCTTGATGGTTAGAACAGCGTGGCCTGTCGGTCGGTGATGGCCTTCTCAACGGCGACCTTCATGCCCGGGCGCATCTTGTCGATGATGGCCTGGAACTCCTTCCGGAACAGGTCGAACTCGTCGCGGGACTTGATCTTGTTCGCCGCCATGGCGAGGCCGCCGGCGTCCTTCGGCGGATGGATCTGCCACTCGAACTTCGGCAACGGGGGCGGGGGATCCTCTGAATGCCCCGTGTCGGTATCGATGAATGGTTCTTCTCCTTCGGCCGGCGGGGTGGACTTCGACAGATCGACGGGCGGCGGTTCCTGTTTTTTCTCCTCGGCAGAGGGGGCAGATCCGGAAGCCCCCTCGATGACCTCCCCGGTTGTCTCGTCGATGACATCGGCGGTCACATCCCCCGGTCCGTCATCGTCGATGACGTGCGGCGGAAGGGCGGCGGGAACGGAGCCCCCTTGGATGCTGATCCAGTCCGACTGACGAAGGGCGGCCGCGTCCTGCATGTTCCCCTTGAATTCGAGTTGCAGCAGGGATTTCGTCGTGGTCCCGTCCGGGGTCTGGATCTTCGTCGGGACGCGCTTCAGGGTGAGGGGTACCCATGCGACCCGACCGAGCATGGACTCAATCCACTTCAGCGTCGAGTTGATGTTGACGATGTTGTTCGTAGACCCCGTATCGACTTGGTACGCACCGCCCATGCTGACCTTCGGAAGGATCAACATGAGATTCGCCCGCGGCCGGCAGGGACCCTTCGGGTTCGTCTGCGGGTCGTGGAGTTGCTCGCACGGGCAGTCCATCTCGAACATGTTCCCCGTCTCCTCGTTGATACGCGTCGCCGTCTCCCCGTTCCCCTTACAGACCAGGCGGGCGCCACGATACCATTTCAACGATTGTGGAAAGTACAAACTGGGGTCGGAGGCCGGAATCAGCACATCCAGTTCTTTCGGTTCCGCCCCGTAGATCTCCTGCACTTCAGGGCCGCATACGAAATAGTCGACATCCTTCGGGTACTCGACGCCCTTCGCGTTCTTCACCTTAATGCCGAGCCGTATTTTGCCGAGGCGTGGCATCCTCATGACGGAGGAGAGCCCTACGATGGTCGTATATTGCGGACGCGGCTTGAATCTGTTGGAAGGTATGCTCATGTGATCTCCTCCTTCGGGTCTGCGGTTTGATGCGCGGCGATTCCGACGTCGCAGTACGCCCATACCGGACAATACCGCTGGCATCTTCGCCCTTCCCAAGTCTCTCGATCACTGCACGGCGGCGGGATCTTGTTGTCGGCAAGCGTGGACCAAAGCGCCACCTGCTTCTCGGTGTAGTAGGCGAACACGATGTCGCGGGACAGGATGTCGATCGGGATGATGTAGATCTGCCGATCGAGCCCGTACTGCCGGGAGTTCTGCGCGTTGAAGTCCCGAGCGGTCGCCTGGACGAAGGCCCGCTCGACCTCGAACCCCGCGTCCCGGATCATCCAGGCGTACCGGGAGAGTTGCATCTGCCATTCGAAGATGTCGGGCTCGCCCATCGACCACACCGTGCGGGTCCTCGGCTGTCCCTTCCGTGGGCCGCTCTTGTACGGCTCCGCAGTCGGGTCGATCTCCTCCTGCTTCACCTTGCCGAGTGCGCGGTTGATCTTGAAGCAGCCGCACGTCTTGAAGTCGTAGAGCGCTTTCTCCTCGGCGTCGTAGCAGTCGAACATCCCCGTCCCGGCTTCGTCCTCCATCCACTCTTCCGTGAGGGATTCCGGCACGGCGACGCTCTGCATCTTCAGGTGGTGGAACGTGCCGAGAAGCGCGAACGCCCGGTCCGTGGGCCTCTCCGAGTGCGGCTGCGTGATCTTAAGATACTCCATGCGCGTTCCGTTCAGGCCCTGGGTTGCGGAAATCTTACCTTTCCACGGGCGGCGTCGGGACATCAGCATCAGCGTCGGCTTCGCCACGCAGCGGCCCCCCATGCGGCAGGAGACAAGGCATTTCTCGATCAGGATCTTCTCGCCATCGGGGCATTCGAACTCAGTCCAGGGCATCCTTTTCCTCCACTTTCGCCTTGATGTTCTCGATCGCGTCGATCTGCTTCTCCGTCACGTGACCCTTCTCCTCGACCCACTCTGCAATCGAGGATAAGGTGTCGTTCGCCCACTCGTAATCGGGATTGGCGCACAGGTCGTTCAATTCTTCGAGGACCTCTTCGTGTTCGCAGGTGTCACACATCATCGCCCCCTCCTTTCCGGCCGGCCACGACCTGGGCGGATGCCCGAGCGCGGGCAGTACCATCTCTCACTGGTAGCGGCCGGGTTATCCGAGAAACCCCGCCAACGCACACGCCACGACGACCGCCACGAACGCCGCGTAAATGATGTCGAGGAAATCAATCATCACTTCGCCGCCGGCAGCGGGATCGGGCGGGAGAGGCGCCCCCTTCTCCGCGGGGCGCGGCACGACACCTTGCACGCCCCGAGGATCAGCGCCGCCACGAGGAACAGGGCGGCCACGTGGCCGGACTTCCACCAGGCGTCGGCGGCCCCGGCCAGCGCGGCACCGGATACGCCGAAGCAGAAATACTGCGCCTTGAGGAGAGACAAGCGGCGTTTCTCGCGTCGGGAATCGTCGGTCTCGATCAGGTTCTCGATCTTCATGTACTCCTCCATTCGCTAAGTTTTTCTCCGTACGCCATCAGGAACATTTCGGGGATACGGAACTCGTGGCAGGCGCGGCCCACCTGCGACGGTCTGGACTCGACCGGTATACCGAGGTCGCGGAGCCGCGCACATCGGCTGCGGAAATCCCATCCCCCGCCGGCGGCCTCCAGTTTCTCGCCCGGTACCCATCCGCCCGACAAGAGGGTGCGGAACACCCTGGCCTTCGCGGTGTCCTGATCCCGCAACTCCAGGATCTTGGTCCATCGAGCGTTCGGGAAGGCGGCGAGGAATAGGTCCACGGTCAGTCCTCCTTCCGCGCCTCGTGGAGCGCGTCCCGGATGGCGGCCACCAGCTCCCGGTCGTCGTCCAGCAATGCCGTGAGGATGCCGATGACCTGCGGGTACCGCATTTCCCCGCGCACCTCTGCTAGGGAACGTAAGGCGATCTCGCGGATGTAGGGATCGCGGTAGGTGGTCACTAGATTCCCCCCTCCTTCCTCGCCCGATCCTCCAGTTTCTCCTCCACCATCTTCTCTTCCTCCGGCGTGAACATTCGGAACACGCCATCGAGGAAGATGGGATCGACTTCCATGTGCGGCGGCATCACGGAGGCGCGAGGGGCCTCCTTCTTCTCCGGGGCTTCCCTGAAACCGAATCGCGCGGATCGCATGTGAGCTCCTTTCTTCTACTCGTACCTGGCGATCGCCGCATTACTCCACATAACGGCTTCTTCGAGGGCGGTCAGCGCGAGGGAGCGCTCCCGGGACGGCGGGCATAGGACCATGATGACAAGGGCGAGGCCTTTCGCTGTATCCCGGATCTCGTTGTATCGAGGCACTTGGTCGGCCTTCGGTGGGTGGTAGTTGAAGTCCTTGTCGATGTGTCTACGGTCCTCCTCGGTGTTGTACGGGTGGGGCATGGTGCGTCTCCTTTCGGTTGTGGTCCCGGCGGGGCTGATCTGCAGCAGCCCGGCCACGTTGCAGTCCGCCTATGGCCACGGACGCCGGGACCGTTGTGGAGGGCTCTGGTATCCCGTTTAAGCCCGCATTGCAGCGGGGCACCCTCCGGCGCTTCGGGGCGGCCCTCCCGGTGTCGTGATGCGCGACGCTCCCGGTACGCCTGCCGCATCGTTCAAAGATCCTTGTGCTGCCTCCGGGCCGTTGCGTTATCCACCGATCCGCTCAGCGGGCGCGATCGGCAGGGCTGGTGCCGGGGGATGAAGCGCCGGGTATTCCCCGGGGTGCGTCAATATTGGATGCATACTACAAGAAACGGAAAATGTTTGTCAACAAAATAATATTGACACGGGAAATATTTTCCTGTAGGATTTCGGGCCATGAAGATATATATATCGCGCAAAACTCGTCAAGCCTTGCTGGACATGGGTTTCCCCCGCCAAAGCATTAACAATTGGGCATCCGGCAGGGTGAAGCCGTCCCGTCTTTCCCTCTCCATCCTGAAGGAAATCACGGGTAAGGATTACACCCCGAAGAAGCGAGAGGGCAAAGCGGCGTGAACACACTCCCGGTCAAGGAATCACAGATAGCGGGGGCGATGCTTCCGGAGACGTACAAGAACGCCAGAGCCGCGATTGAAAAGTGTTCTCGCCTGGATGAGTGCAAGGATTGGGCGAACAAGGCCGAGGCCATCGCCTCCTACGCGAAGCAGGCGGGAGACAACACTCTCCGCAAATGTGCAGACCGCATCCAGGCCCGCGCCATGCTCCGCGTCGGGGAACTGCTGAAGGAGATACCGGCGCAACCGGGTAAGCGGACGGACCTCGTGGGGGCGTCCCCACAAGGTTCAAGGGCAAGTGCCGCTCGGGACGCGGGCCTGTCTCGGGACCAGAAGGTGACCGCCCTCCGAGTCGCGTCGGTGCCGAAGGACGTATTCGAGCAGATGGTGGAATCGGACGAGCCGCCCACCGTGACGGGGCTGGCGGAAATCGGAACGAAGAAGACTCCTTTCAAGCACACCGTCCCTCCTGAAAACTTCGCCGTCGCCACAAGGATCGGCGGAACCATTGGCCGATTGTCCCGTGACATAGATGGGATCACCTCAGAGTATTTTCTGGCCGGGTTGGAGACACACGAGAAGGATAATATTTTGAAAAATACGCGCCTGTGTTTTGATTGGCTTTCAACCCTTATCAGGATAATGGAGGTGACGTGAGATGGGGATTCCGAAGGAACTCGCACAAGAAGTCCGGGAGTTTTACGCCAGGCTTATCCGGCAAGACATACCAGTTCCAATAACCTGGGCCGTAGAAGGAATTATAAAGGCCCATCCGGACATTTCCGGGAGCGATGTGGAATGGTATAAGCGTTGCACCAAGGGAAATGTGTGGGATGCTGTAAACGCTTATGTAAGAAGCATCAAGGCATCGGAAGACGATGCGGGTCCAAGTGAGCAGATAGAACTTTTCCCCGGATATGAAAGACTGCAGGTGGCTTATTCCGTCGAGAGAGGCGGGATTCAGACGATTGTGCCGGTAGCGTTGCTAACTGACGACGAAATAAAATCAAAGATAGAGGCGCACGAAAGAGCCGCAAAGGGGCATGAAAAGCATGCGGATGAATTGCGCCGCTTCATGGATGGGCGGAAGGCAGTAGCGTGACCTTGGCCGCTGTCGGGTCCATCCTGCCGTGAGGCGTATCGGAACAGACTCGTCTGCTCCCTCCGGCGTCTCCGTCAAGCTGGCCGCGCCCTTGCGGTACCGCCACTCTTTCCCCTCTCTTCCTCCGCGTTTCGCGCCTACCAGCCGGAGCCAGTCGAGCCGGTCGGCGGGGGGCGGGAGGGGATGTTGAAAACGAGTATATGGACCGTTGGTACATGTGTCAAGCACTTTCTTGTACCATTGGTACACGGGGAGGGTAAAAAAATATCAGGGATTATGCGGCGGAGGAATTGCCTTTGTCTTGATCCGGTTCTGCAACAGGCACAAGAAGCGTTCGCCCCATGAGTTGATCCACCGTGACTCTGTACGTGTCGGCGATATTGTCTAATATCTCCGGCTTGGGCCAGTTCCCGCGCTTCTCGTACTTCGCAACCTGCCGCATCGAAACCCCATAGAGGTCCGCGGCCTTCTCGAACGTCAGTCCTCGGGAAAGCCTGAGCGCCGTCATGTTCGCGGCGAATATGGCCCTTACGTTTTTCCCCACATAATTATTTTCCCCTCCAACGCCAGTATTCCGCAAATACCAGCGGTACAGGTATTGACAACCATATAGGACCAATGGTACAAATGCAAATACGGAGGAAACCGCGTATGGACCTTGGTCGTTATCTTGAAGTTAACCACGTCAAAATTGAAGACTTCGCAAAGGAAATTGGATCTTCCGAGGTGATGGTTCGGAAGGTCCTCGCACGGGAACGCCGGTTCTCCGATGACGTGAAACTCGCCGTCATGAAGGCCACCCGCGGCCAAGTCACTCTGGACGATCTTGTCGTGGAGTCGAGTGAATTGAAACCCCGGGCGGTCGGAGAGTGACCCGCCCAGACTTTCACCCCGTCGCCTCCATCTTCCCGATGATGTCCGGGGAGGAATACGACTCCCTGAAAAACGATATCCGCGAAAACGGCCTGATCGAGCCGATCTGGACTTACGAGGGGAAGATCCTCGACGGGCGCAACCGATACCGCGCCTGTCGTGAATTGAAGATCGAGCCGAAGTTCCGCGAATGGCGCGGCCCGTCCGCCGTCTCCTTCGTTGTCTCCCTGAACCTGAAACGGAGGCACCTGACAGCGGCGCAGCGTGCGATGGCCGCCGCCGACGCTCTCCCGCACTACGAGAGGGAGGCGAAGGCGCGGATGTCAGACGCCGGGAAGAAGTCTGCACCCGGAAGGCCAGCGGAGAAAGGTAAGGAAAAAATTCCTGACCTTTTACAAGCCCGCGACCACGCCGCGTCCGCCTTCGGGGTCAACCCGCGCTACGTCTCCAACGCAAAAGCCCTCCAGGAGCGCGCACCGGACATCGCGGCGAAAGTCCGCACGGGCGAGATGAAAATGCCGCATGCCGCCAAGGAACTGCGACGGCGGGAGGCGAAAGACCCCGCACCGATGCCGAAGGCCAAGTACCGCGTCCTGTACGCGGACCCGCCGTGGGAGTACGGGAACAAATACGGAGAGGCACTGAAAGGGTATCCGCAACCGGACCACCACTACCCGACGATGACCCTGCAGGCGATCTGCGATCTTCCGATACGAGACATGGCGGACGAAAACGCCGTCCTGTTCCTATGGGCGACATCCCCGCTACTCGAAGACGCGCTCAAAGTCATCGGCGCTTGGGGCTTCCGCTACAAGTCCTCTTTCGTATGGGACAAGGTGAAGCACAACTTCGGGCATTACAACAGCGTACGCCACGAATTTCTCCTCATCGCCACGCGGGGATCCTGTACCCCCGACGCGAAGGAACTGCACGACAGCGTTGTCTCCATCGAGCGCACGGAACATTCCGTGAAGCCGGAACGTTTCCGCGAACTGATCGACAAACTTTATACGCACGGGAAACGGATCGAACTATTTGCACGGGCGAAGGCGAGGGGATGGGAGCACTGGGGCAACCAACTGTAGAAGCTCCTCCGCTCTTTGAGCATGGGATCTTCGAGGAGAATAGTGACATCCGCGCCCACGTCTCGCCTTTCGAGAAGAGGGTATACGTCTTCCCCACGAGGAACGGAATTGAAGCGATCAAGCGGCACAGCCCACGACTCGGCAAAGCAACGCAAAACGGAGTGAATGGCGTTACAGCGGAAGGATGGCTTGTTCGTATCGAATGGGTAGAAGACATGCGGACCCTGCGTTTCGAGTCCTACCCGAAATGGAGCGAGTTTTCGGAAGCGATGAGCACTTCACAAAAAGGCAAGTTCGCCGTCCAGTGCGTCGTCGAGTTGATGCGGCGCGGGCGGTTCCCGATCTGGATGGACGCCGAAGAGGACAAGCGGCAGGACGTACAGATCAAAGGGACGGATATCCTCCTGTTCTGTAAGAAACGGATACAGGTAAAGTGCGACGCACCCGCCGGGAGAACAGGAAATCTCTTCCTTCAAAAGTCCGAATGCAACCCGCTGCGGAGAACGTGATGATCCGCATTGGGGCCCCGTCCAGCGACCCGGTCGGCTGCGCGATCGAATCCACGTGCAAGAACCGCAGGCGGCGCATCTCCATCCGGGCCTGGCATCCACTGGTGAACATACCGGCCCGGCACTGGACCATCGAGGAATTCGCACACGAACTCGGCCTGATCATCCCGCCACGGAAGCGGCCCGCGAAGCCAAGATCATTCCCGGCGGCGAGGGGCGCGGCGCGACTCGCGGAACTATCGAGGGACGCGACGTCGGAGATGATGCTGGTATGACCGCATATTATTCGGAGAACGATCCGAAGGCCGCCGCGTGGCTGCGGGAACTGATAAAGCGGGGGCATATCGCCGAGGGGGTGGTTGATGAAAGGAGCATACAGGATGTCCAGGCAAGCGACCTTATGGGATACACCCAACATCACTTCTTCGCCGGGGTCGGGGTCTGGTCCTACGCCCTCCGCCGCGCTGGATGGCCCGACGACCGCCCCGTGTGGACCGGCTCCTGCCCCTGCCAGCCGTTTAGCGCGGCAGGGAAGCACAGAGGAACAGACGACGTGCGCCACCTTTGGCCCGATTTCTTCCGGCTCATCTCCGTCTGCCGTCCTCGCGTCGTCTTTGGCGAGCAGGTTGCGAGCAAAGACGGACTCGCTTGGCTCGACTCTGTATACGCTGACATGGAAGGAGCGGGTTACGCCATTGGGGCGGTCGATCTTTGCGCTGCGGGCTTCGGTGCGCCGCACATCCGGCAGCGGCTGTACTTCGTGGCCGACGCCGCAAGTGGCGGACAACAATGCAAGTCGAGCTTCCGATCCACAATCGTACTCGCAGAAACAACTAAACCGCTCGAACAGCGGGAGCAATCTGGCGTGGACGGCCCAAGCCTTGGCCCCCTGGCCGACGCCGAAAGCATCCGAAGCGGAGAAGGAATCTCGAACGGAAGACGGCGCGATGAACGAGGTGGCGAGGAACAAGGGGCCGTCGCTGTCTGTGGTGTCGATGCTGGCATCATGGCCGACGCCGACAACGAGGGACCACAAGGACGGAGATGCGCACAGTTGTCAGAATGTTCCAGTAAACGCCTTGTTGGGCAGGACGGCGGTGCTCGCCTCGTGGCCGACGCCGACCACGGAGGATCACAAGAGCGACGGGCCGAACGTGAGGGGGCGCGTGGGAACGCCCGAGATGCGGACTTGCGATCAACCCCTCCGGAACTTCGCGGTTCTTGCAACGGCTTCTGGCGAGACGCCATCTGGATCCCCTGCCGTGACGGGAAAGACAGGCCAATTGAACCCGGCACATTCCCGCTGGTTGATGGGGCTTCCTCCCGAGTGGTGCGAGGCGGCGATTCGATCGCATCGTTTGATCCAGACGCGACGGCGGAAGCGAGGGCAATGCGACTAAGGGGATATGGAAACGCCATCGTCGCACCAGTGGCGGAAGCGTTCGTGAGAGCGTACATGGAGGCCGGGGGATGAACCACGCGGGCGAGTACCACCTGATCGGGAGCGCCCGCCTCGAGGAATTAGAGAAGCAAGGCTGGACCCTGGTCGGGTACGTTCGCCGGATCGGGTACGCTGGCGTCCACATCGACAACGTGCTCGTGCACCGACCCGCTCCACCACCCCCGCCAAGTGTCCCCCGATGAGCGTCACCCCGATCGACATCCGGTTGGACGTTGCTTTCTTCCGGAACCTGAAGACCCGGAAGCTCGTGGCCGCGCTCGGGTCCCAGGGGATCGTCAGCCTGTTTTGTCTGTGGTGCTACACCCGGGAAAGACACCCCCAGGGGGTGCTCGAGGGGGTCGGTCTCGACGACCTTGAGGCGATCGCAGAGTGGACCGGGATGCCGGGTGCATTCACCTCGTATGCGACGAGCAAGCGGTGGGTCGACGTAAGCCCCGAGGGGGTGTTATCGGTTCACGACTGGCCGGAGCACCAACCGTGGGCGTTTGGATCAAAAAGGCGGTCCGAAGCGGCAAAAATAGGTGCGCACTCAAAGTGGCAGAGTGTTGGAATCAAAAGAGATTCTACGAGGCGCATACGAGGCGCATCGAGACCGCATACAAACCGCAATGCGGCAGAGTTATCCACAGGGGTCGAAAAGCCGGAAATAGGCACAACCGGAGTCACCGGAGAGCCATCCGCAACCCCGCAAGAACGCGAAGGTTTATGCGAGCCGCATACAAACCGCAATGCCCCGACTCCGACTCCGACTCCTTTTAAAGATAAAGATCTACCCCCCGCAAGCGGCCCGGCTGGCCCCCCCGCAGGGGCCGCAGACGCCCGCAGGACAAGGGCTGGCGAGCGGGGGGGCTGACGGCCCGACTCTCGCAAAGAAGTCGTGGTGGCATCGCCACATCGTCGCCGACGCGGAGGACTCCCGGCGGTACGACGCGATCGACAGGGAGATGAAGGGGGAGGGGAAGTAGATGGCGATCCGAATTAAGAATTGGAAACGGTTTCAACATTTCAAGGACCGCCGCCCCCCTTGGATAAAACTCTACCGCGAGCTATTGGATGATGTCGAATGGCATGAACTCGACCCACAATCAGCAAAAGTCCTCATTATGCTCTGGTTGATCGCTTCCGAGAATGAAGGCGACCTCACAAGCATAAAAAAACTCGCGTTTCGACTCAGAATTTCAGAAAAGCAATTAATACAAATACTTACCAAACTATCTCATTGGTTGATACAAGATGATATCACGTTGATGTCAGACGGATATCAAAATGCTACTCCAGAGCAAGAGACAGAGACAGAGACAGAGACAGAGACAGAGACAGAGACAGAGACAGAGCTATTGTCGGGCAAGCCCGACGATGCGCCCCCATATGACAGAATCATTTCCTTCCTGAACGAAATGTCGGGAAAGAACTTCAGACACTCAGGCAAGGCGACCCGATCCCATATCCACGCCAGGTGGAAGGAGGGATTCCAGGTTGAGCAATTCTTTCGGGTGATCGAGAAGAAGTGCGGCCAATGGAAGGGCGATCCGAAGATGGACGCCTATCTGCGGCCTCAGACGTTGTTTTCCGGAAACTTTGAAGCGTACCTGAATGAAAAGGAGACAAGGAATGGATCCGGAAACAAAGGCGTGCATGGATCGAGTGCTCAAACTGGCAACGTCAAGGCCCGTCCAGGAAAGTACGCCGGAATCAGCACGGGTGTTCGTGCCGAAACTACTGACGCCGGAGGAAACACGAAAGCGGCAGAGGAGGACGGCGGAGTGCGCGGGGGTGCCGAGAAGGTTTCTTGACGTAGACCCTCGGTCGATCGATGAGGCGCTTTGGGGTCTGTGCACGGCTAAGGAGAGCGGCGGGTTGTTCCTTCACGGCCCTCCAGGCACCGGGAAGACATATTTTGCCGTCGCCCTGCTGATGAGCGCGGGGATGCAGGAGTACGACACGTTCACGACCGTCGCGAACCTCCTGCTGGAGCTACGGGAGAGCTTCCGGAAGGGTGCCGAGTGGAGGGAGATGGACATCATCCGGCAGTACACGAAGCCGAGCCTTGTGGTTCTGGATGACCTCGGCGCGGAGAAGGCCAGCGAGTTTGCGCTCCAGTCGCTCTACATCATCATCGACAAGCGGTATTCCGAATGCCGGGACACGATCATTACAAGCAACCTGACCCTTGACGAGATCGCGGAAAAGGTCGGGGATCGGATTGCCTCCCGGATTGCGGGAATGTGCAGGGTGATCGAATTGACGGGCAAGGATAGAAGGATCGGAGCCTGACGAACCGCACACCAAAAAAAAGGAGGCGCACGATGGGAACAGTTCGACTCGACGGAGAGGTGAAGACGATCCAACTCGCACGGAAGGAGACCTCGGATAATATCCAGCTCGTCGCGAGAGTCGTTCTGGAGTTCACGCCCACCGAAAAAGGGATCGCCGAGTTGCAGGACCTGCTGGCGATGCAGGAGTTGCCCGTCAACGTGGTGATCACGGCGCAGCAGTTCGACCTGCCGGCGGTGAAGGCGAAGTGAACCTCCGCGATTACCGCGCCGCCGCGCACCTGCTGGCGCAACGCCACAAGACTCCGGAGTCATCACTACTCTCCGAGGTCCTGGCCCTGCTGTGCCGACTGCCGGGCGTCCAGGCGATCCGGATGAATACCGGCATGGCGATTCACGGCGGGCGGAAGGTGCGCTACGGATACCAGGGCATGGCTGACGTGATGGTCCGTGTCCGCAAAAACAAATGCGAGTCGTGGCGGACGGTATGGATCGAACTGAAGGCGAAGGACGGCAGGCAGTCCGACGCGCAGATCGCGTTCCAGCAGCAGACGGAAGCGTGGGGCGATCGATACGTGCTGGCGCGGTCTGTGGACGATGTGCTGAACGCATTGGAGGTGACCCATGCCTGACCGGCCTGTTTGGATGTTCTGCCGCACCTGCGCCTACCGCGGCCTGTTCGTAGCGGACGCGGATGAGCCGATCGAGTGCCCGGAGTGCCACGAGCGGCACGTGGAGATGATCATGGTGCGGCAGAGCATCGCGTGGTTGAAGAAAGCCGAAGCGCAGTGAACCATCAACGCCCGAAGGGGTAGAGGAAGATGGGGATGATCTATAGAGTTCGATTCTCTCCGGAGTTCATCGTCCAGTACCTTGTGACCGGCGCGGCGATCCGTCCGACCCGCGTCATTGATGGCCTGCCGGAAGGCTTCCGCCTCTTCTCCGTCATCCCGAATCGGCACGGCGATTGGGAGGCGCTGTTCGAGGGGCCGCACGATGGGAAGACGGAGGGCGTGCTGGAGGAGAAGAAGATCGTATTTCAATCACTTGATAGCCTCTACGACAAGCCCCCGGAGGATGCGGCGTGAAGTTCTCCCTGCGCCAGCACGTCGCCCGGGCCGAGGAGATCATGTCCTGCCTCGGGGTGCGGACGCTGGTACCGCAGAAGGGCCTTCCCGCGCCGGTCCGGGTCGACGCCGGAAACCGGCAGATGGAGTACGCCGTCTCCGTCCGCGGGGTGATCGAGAAGTACGACCGGACGGGGTACGCGGAGGCGTATCTCAAAGCGTCCGATGACGTGGCCGGCACGTTCTGGCATTCAATCCCGGAGTGGAGCGTCTGCCCGCTGTGCCTGGGGCGCGCGCCGGCGGATCGGGGCAAGGGGCGGGTATGGTGTATGGCGTGCAACACGTTCGTCCGGCCGAAGGTGCTGCGGGGGTTGGTGTCGGCGGACCTGCGGAAGATGCGGGCGGCGCTGAACGGCGGGTTGATCCGATGCAAGACGGAGAAGGGGGAGAGGGGATGATGAGCGGGGAGCGCAAACTGATCGTCGCCGTGCTGGAATTGGCGACAAAAGATTATCTTTCGAAGAACAGGACGTACAGAAAACAGGCCGCGCATTGGTTTATGCGGGAGGATGAGGATCTGTTTTCTTTCGTGTGGTGTTGCCGCCACTTGGACATTGATCCAAAAAGAACCTTCGGCAAGATCCAGAAGATGACGATGGATTCATTCAAGAAAAATAACCGGAACAGGGAGGCGGCAGCGTGACTGGTTCCCGCTGGCTCACCGGCCGCAAGGCGATCGCGGAATATCTGAACGTGACGGGACGCACCGTCTCGCGCCTACTCGCGAAGTATCCGGACTTCCCCGTTTCCTTCCTCGGACGCAAGATGATGGCGAAGCCGGAGGACATCGACAGGTGGGTCCGGGAGCACGCGGCGAAGCCCTGCGCGACGTGCGGCGGGATGCTCGTTGAAGCCTAAGTGGACAAATGAGGACATTCCCATAATTTGTCACCATACGCACCCCCCGTGAGTGCTGTAGCATTCTCGCAATATTGAGTACTGTCCGCAGGCCCCGGAACCCCCGGGGCTTTTTTCGTTCGGCCATCCCGCCACGATGGCGTTCCTCTCCTTTCCCGCGGCCCCGACTAAAAACCGGGGCCGCACCCTTTTCCGGAGGCCATCATTTACCGAATCGTCGGCATCGACAAGATTACGGGTAAGGTGGTCGACGTTGCCACAGCAGACAACGATGCGGAGGCGGCGCTCATCCTGCGCGAAGAGCGGAGGAACTATCACGACCTGCGGTTGATCCCGGTGAGGGTGTCGCGTCGGGCGTGCATGGGGGAGGCAGTCTGATGGACGAGGTGATTATCCATTTGGACAAGTCATCGCATCCCATAGATGTTCATTGCGCCGGCGAGGTACGTCCATGCAATGGATTCCTCCTGCTGGCCAGCGTGCCGGCAGAGCCGCCGGGTTGCGTGATGCTCAGTTACGGCAACAGTAACGCCACGGGCGTAATGCTGATGACGATGTACCAGCGGTCGGTGCATGAGCATCCAGAAATGGCGTGGGTGCTCGAACAGGTGGCACGAGGGATTGTGGAGTTCGCAGACAAGGAGCGGGCACGGTGGCCGGAGGACGACATGGCGGGAAACGCATGAGCGGTGTGCTCCATGCGGCAGAGCGCGGCGTCGTTTGCAGCGTGATCGGTTCGGGACGCGCTTGGAGGCTACATGCAGATCAAGGCTGAGGTAAAGGGCGTGGAGAGGTTCGTCGCCTCCCTCAGCGGCTCGATCCAACTCCGCATCCGGTTCGCCATGCTGAAAGCGCTGGACCGTACCACCGACAAGACCAAAGCCCGTCTGTATTCGGAGATGCATCGCGTCTTCGACCGCCCGACCCCGTACACCCTGAACGCCCTGCGCTCCCGGCCGCCGAGAATGGACAATATGACGGCCGAGATCGGGTTCAAGGAGCCGTGGGCGCCGCGCTCCGTGAAGTATCTCGAGCCGCAGGTCGAGGGCGGACCCCGCCGGCGCAAGGGGTTCGAGGTGGCGATGTCCATGTTCGGTGTCCGCGGCGTCGGGATGCGGGGCATCCAGGACGTGCTGATGAACAATGAATACCTCATCCCCGCCCGCGGCGTGGCGTTGAACCAGTTCGGCAACGTATCACCCGGGATGATCCAGAAGATTCTTGCCGGGCTACAGGCGCAGCCGGACGCGCTTGCGAACACGACAGCGGTGTCGCGGAGGAGGAAGAAGAGCGGCGAATGGTATTTCTTCACGAAGGCCGGGATCTGGCAGCGCAAGGGGAGAAAGGTCACGCTCCTTTTTTTCCGGACGCGCAAAGTTCCGCAGTACGAGAAGCACTTCCCGTTCTACGAACTCTCCGAACAATTCGCCAGAGATACCCTCGCGGAAGAGACGGCTACCGCAGTACGCGAGGCGATCGAGGGTGGCGCGTGATGATCGGCGACGCCATCACGGGCGGGCTGTCCGACATAGCGGACGCGATCCGGAACAGGGAGGCGTTATGACGGCCGATCCCTTCCCCTGTTGCGAGCTCGATTGCGAGCACCTGGACGGCCGGACCCTGCAGGAATGCGAGAAGGCCCGCTGCTGCTGGACGTACGTCCGACGCCGGGAGGAAGACCTCATCGAAAGGGAGGCGAAGGAGGGGAAGGAGGGGAGGATGGCGGACCATGCGTAAGTGCTTGATTAACCTTAGGTACTCCCGGCGAGGTTGCGTCAGGGGTATATTCGGACCCCGATCTTATCCTTCGCCGATTACATTTTTGTTTTTCCGCAACACGCAACACAAGGAGGTTTTATGGCAAAAAAGACCGGTAAGTCTGTGTGCAACCTGGCCGAGCTTTCCCGCCTTGAAGGTGTGGCGCGGTCCAGCGTGACGCGATGGGATCAGGCCGGAGCCGTCGCGTGGACTGACGACGACCCCCCCCGGATCGATGTAGGCGCGACCCGGGCGCTAGTGAAGGAGTACAAGTCTCCTACCTCGAAGACGGACGGGAAGCTCGCCGCGCTCCGGGCGAAGAATCTCGGGGTAGAGATCCGCCTCCGGGAACTGCGGCTTCGTCATCGCGAGGGTGAATTGGTCGAAAAGGCGGAGGTGGACTTCGCCTTGTGCGACCTGTTCACGAGGCTGCGGCAATCGTTCCGCCACAACATCGTTCAATTGGTTGTTCTCGCTCACGAGTGTGATTCGACGCGGGAGGCGCTTTACAAATTCGACGATCACATGGCCGACATCCTGTACCACACCTACGCTGAATTTCATGTCCGGCTCGCGGTGAACACGGGAGAAAAGCCGTCCGAGGTGAGAAAGATGGTCCGCAAGGCGTGGGAGTCCTTCGCAATCCCCGGGTGGGCCGAGCACCTGGAGAAGCAGATTGCGGAGAATCCGAAGATCGAGATGATGATTCGCGAGATCGAGAAACTTTATATGCAGGACGATTCCCCCTCCCCTCTCCCGGCTGGCCCCCGGGGGCGGAAAGGTCGGAAGGCCGCGGAGGTGTTCGAGAACGATAAAAAAGTGTCACGTCATACGTGACAGAAAGGAAGGTACGAAATGACTGCACTCAAAGCAAAACTGATCGAACCCGGCTCCCGGATCACGTTTGAACCGCCGGGACGGAAGGAGGAGCCCTTCTCCCTCCTGCACTACGTTCGGCACTGCCTGGAAAACGGTGATGAGGGCCGCGCTGAGCGTCGCTACGTTTCCTCGCTCGGGATGCTCAAAAACATCGAGATCGCCCGGATCGGGGAGTACATCCCGCCGAGGGCGATCGCCCGCGACATGAACATCACCACCGACCCCGCCGGCGGGTACCTCGTCGCGGAGAATACCCGGCCGGATGATTTCGTGGCCGCGCTCGGCCCCGTCGCACTCGCGAACCGGCTCGGCGTCGAGGTTTGGCCCGGCCTGGTGGGAGACGCGGTGGTCCCGAAGGAGGACGGAAGCGGACTCTGGTACTGGCTTGATACGGAAGGAAACGCGCCGGACGAAAGTCCCGTGTCCCTCGGAGCCGCCGTCCTCCGCACGCGCACCATCGGTTGCTTGCTCCCGCCGGTCAGCAGAAACCTGTTGCTCCTCGGCGCGCGCCGCTCGACGGAGCCGATTTTGAAAGGCATGGTCCGGCGAGCCTTAGCCTCCGGGATCGACACGGCGCTTTTCGCGGGCTCCGGAGTCAACGGGCAGCCGGCGGGCGTCCTGAATACCCCGGGGATCGACTCCAGGCCCGGCGCGGGGTTCTCGCTTTCCACGGGCGCGGGGATGATCAAGGTCCTCGAAGACGGGAACGTCCGGACGGAGAACGCAGCGTGGATTGCGAGTCCTGACGTGGCGGAGATCCTCCGGAAGCGGCCGAAGATTTCCGGGGGGGAAGTGATGATGGTGGGCGACGACAACCTCTTGATGGCGCGTCCGCTGTACGTGACGACTTCGATCCCCTCGGGGACGATCCTCCTCGGGAACTTCCAGGAGGGCGTGGTCCTCGCGACGTGGGGGCCGGGCATCGAAATTCTCATCGACGACAAAACCAGGTCGAAGGAAGGCCAGGTCCGCATCATCGGCTTCGCGTCCATCGACGTGTTCGTTCGCCGGACGGCGGCCTTCGCGATCGCGACGGGGGTGAATTAAATGCAGCCCTTCGATCGACCCGGAATGGACAGGATGAGATTTCCGACTCGCACCATCGAGATCGAGTGCATCGTGCCGGCGGACGCGAAAATTAGCTATCGCATCGCCGGTGAGGTGCAAAAAGCTGGAGATCGTGCACGCCTCCCGATCGTCGATGCTCGGGACCTCGAACGCCGGAATAAAGCCCGGATCATCGAGGGCAGCGAAAAGACGGAGCTGCTGTGACATTCGCGGCGGTCAGGGTATCGCCCCTGTCTCCAACGCCTCGCCCGGGGGGCGTCCGCCGCGGTCCCCGGGCAACCTTTCGGCGGGGAGGGCGTTCCTCCCTTTCCTCACCCGACCCGGGGTGGCCGGTTCCGGGGAGCAGGAGTGCCGCACGAAATGGGTTCATTCCCCGGATCGTTGACGGCAACAAGCGCGGGGGGCCCCTGCGGGGGCTCCCCTTCTCAAAAAAGGTGACGCCCCCGTCGGCGACCGCCGCGCAGACGAAATCACAGCGTCCCTTGTATTTGACGGATAGTATCTTGTTATCGTGATTTGACGATATGCAGAATTATCTATAACCCATCAACCCTTGATCGGCGCGGCTTGGCAGTTCATCGAAAAACACTGATGTAACGGAGGTGCGATGCCGTCAAGTCCGAGAGGCTGGTTAAACTTTGCGGCCAGCGTCACGTCCTCCTATCGCCGGTCGCACTCCGCCCGGCTGGAGAACGAGGGGTGGACCGACCGCCGCGTCAACGATGTCCGCGAGACGGCCATCAGCATCATCAACCTGTTGGAAAGATCGGCCAACGGCGACGGCGGCGCGGGGCTGGTGTTCGACTTCTACACGCGGGACATTTCCTGGTACGCCTACACGGAACATGAACGGTGGATCATGAACCGCACGATCCGGGTCTTCAGGAAGAAACTGATCGAGGCGGGATTCCTTCCGAACCCCGGGCCGGAGGTCGGGGAAGAGGGCGATCGTGGACTCTAGGGGCTCCTGGGGGCCTTCTACGGCGCAGATTCGAGATGCCGCCGACGCCCTCCCGCACTTCGAGGGAGAGGCGAAGAAACGGCTTGCCACCAGTACCGGAGGAAAGACCCCCCGGCCTGTGGAAAAAATTCCCGAGGCGGAAGAGGGGAGATCACGCGATCAAGCCGCTTCCGCTTTCGGCGTCAACCCGCACTACGAGAGGGAGGCGAGGAAGAGAATGCTGGCCGGCGTGAAGTCTGACCCTCCGGAAAAAATTCCGGGGGGTGCCACCGGCGACGCCCGCGACCACGCCGCGTCCGCCTTCGGGGTCAACCCGCACTTCGAGGAGGAGGCGAAGAAACGGCTTGCCACCAGTACCGGTGGAGGGGTGACCCCCCACCGGTCTCAGCGGGCCGAGGCCGCCCGGGCGGCACTTGCCCTTGAACCTTGTGGGGACGCCCCCACGAGGTCCGTCCGCTTACCCGGTTGCGCCGGTATCTCCTTCGGCAGTTCCCCGACGCGACCCGGAGGGCGGTCTTCCGTTGGTCGGTGGATAGCCCGGCGTCCCGGGCGGCCTCGGCCCGCTGAGACGAGGTGGAGATGCGCCCCCCCACCTCGTACCTGGAACCGGCCTTGGCCGGTATCTCCTTCAGCAGTTCCCCGACGCGACCCGGAGGGCGGTCACCTTCTGGTCCCGAGAAAGACCTGCATCCTTGGCGGCACTACTTCTTGAAACTTGTGGGTGAGCCCCTACAAG